CCTCCTCATGGCCACCTTGATGGCCGAACTCATGGCCACCTTAGTGGCCGGGCTCAGTTGGAATTCAGGCTGCCAGTGACTCAGGCAGCGGGGACGAGGGCGGCGATCTCGGCCTGCAGCTCGTTCCAGGCTGCCTCGTAGTCGATGGGCGGACGGGGCGTGGTGATCGGCGTGGCTGGGCGCAGCTGCCTGGTCGTGGACGTGGTCGTACCGCTGAGGTGCGCCGCAATCCACGCTGGCAGCTTGAGCAGGGCGACGACGATGTCACGCTCACCCGCCGCCCGGGCATTGGCCAGCGCCACGTCGTAGGCGTCGGCGTTCTCCATCAGGTCGCCCAGCTTGAGGCGGCGGACTTTCAGCCGGGAGTTGCTGCGCATCGGACGGAAACCGTGGTGCTCAGCGCAGTGGTTGGCCATCTTCTGGACCACAGCGATGGTGTGGTCGGCTGCCAGGTGGGTGTGACGCTTGGCGTGACCGGGCATATCCGCGGTGCACCAGTAGATGTTGGGCAGGGGTAGGTCGAGGTCGTAGTCGTAGCGGGCATTGGCGAACTGGGTGGCCACAGCGGCCATGGTGAGGGCTGTCATGGGGATTTTCCTTGTCTGGGCAACCCAGAATCTGGGCGGGGATTACAGCGGGCGAGCGCTGCGGACGTCGTCGATAGGCCAGCTGGTGAAGGCCTTGTCACCCTGATACACGACGAGGCGCTGGCTGTCGGCCTGGGCGACGACGGTGTAGGACCACTGGGGGCCACGGAAGTTGTGGTCGTCGCCGTGCTTGTCGATCACGCAGAATCCGGCCGTCGACGAGGACGTGGCGCGGTCCTTGGGCAGGCTGGCAATCTCGGTTTTGGTCATGGCTGTGGAACTCCGGTATATCCTGGGGTTATGTCCAGTATTTCCCCGTATTTTTGGCAGCTTTTTCAGCGGCCTTACAAGGCGGCGCAGGCTGCGGACAAACTGGGGCTGGGCGGCCTACCTGGTCGTCGGCGTGTCACACACACGCGCGCGCACGAAAACAGCCCGGCCTGTCACCAGGTCGGGCTGTCCTCAGAAGCGGTAGGAAACTTTGTGGGCGGTGGGGGCGGCCTCGGGGGTGACGCTGCCGTCGCGCCCCTTGACCAGTGTGATGACGCAAGTGGCTTCGCGGAAGTCGGCCATTTTGCCGGCCTTATCCAGCGCGGCATAGGTGGCGTTCAATTCGTCCGCCATTGTCGCGCAGGTCACAAGGTCAGTTTCGGTCGGACCCTCCCAGCTTTGAGGCCGGTAGTAATTCGGGTCCGCGCCGATACTGGCGACCACACTGATAGACAGGTAGGCCATGATTCCCATTAGGCGACGTCCTTAGCTTGCGGCTGGATGGCGTCCGGCGATTCGGCGATAGCCTTGATTTCACCAGTAAGCGCGGTCTCGGCCAGTGCCTGCGCGGCCTTGTTGCGAGATTGACGCGTGGTTGGCTTGCGGGTTTCCGCTTGGGCGGCGTTGGCTGCGCTTGCCGCTTGCTGGGCGGCGCGGTCGTCCTTGATCTTTTGGATCTCGGCCGGGGTAAGTGCCAGCGCTTGGGTAGTGGCGCGGACTTGCTCGGCACGGGCGGTCGCCTCGTTTGCGCGGTCCTCGGCGTCACGCAATTTGACCAGCGCGGCGTCTATATCGGCCTTGTTAGAGGCGCTGATTTGCGCTTGAACGGCATTTGCGAGCGTTCCAAGGTTGGCCAAAAGGTCGACCAGTTCCAAGGGGGCGCCGATAAGGAGGCTGTCAGACTGGGCTGCAATGGCCTTTTCCAGCGCCTTTACCAGTGATTTAGCCTGTACTGGCTTATTATCTTCGTCGGCACCTTTAACCTTTTCCGCTTTAAAGGCCTTGTATTCAGTGAAAGTTAGCGCAAAGTCGCCGTGTGGGCGGTAAAACTTTTCGTTAACTTCAATGATTTGCAGGTCAGCGGAAATCTCAGAATCGCCAACCGAAACGAAGTTTGTAGCCAGCGGGGAGTCTGGATTGTACTTTTTAAGACCAATTTTCATGGTCTCTTTATCGTAGGTCAAACGCGGGTAGTGCGCTTGGGCATACTGGTACACTTCCATACCCAACTTATTCAGGCCGCCGTTTGCAAGGCGAAACGCCCGGCAATCGAACATATCATACAACCAATTGCCGTTCTGGTTTTGTACCAGTTCAAGCATGGCACCGTTTGCCCATTGGGTAATGATTTCATCGGTCGAGTTCAACCGGCGGGCAAAAGCGGTAATGAGTGCCGGGGTAATGGCCTTGCCGCGTACAACAATTTGTTTAGTCATTGTCGTTATTCCTAATGCGTGGGAGTGTTTTCTAGACTGGGAACGATCCGCGCCCAGTCCGTAAACCACTCATAATCCTAATGCTAGTTCGGTATGCCTAGGCCTTGCGTAGGGGCAAGGCCTAGGGTTCTCGGTAGGCTGTCTGATATATCGGCTAGTCGTTATCACTAGACGTTGTAGCGGTTTGTTATGTTGCTTGTTTCCCTAAATTGTTAAGTGGTAGCACGCGCCTTATAAAGGTCACGCTATATCTGTCTATTACCTGTTATTGAAAGGTCAAACGATGATCTAAAGCCACTTGTGCGATAGGTCGCCTAATTACTAGATAATACCCTGCAGCCCGTTAGCTCTATGCCTAGCCTCGGTTAAAAGGCTAGGTTATCTACTGTGCGCCCGTCGTATCCCATGGGCGCCGGTTCTACGCTGTCACTGGTGACCATTAGATAAGGGGGTATGACGTCCCCTATTACAGTCGTGCAGCCGGCCGCATACTTGCCCCGCTCGGGCATGTATGGTCGTGTGTCGTTATCTAGCTTGCCTAGGGCAAGTAGTAGACAGATATAGATTGTTAAAGAGCGGGGTAGGCCTAGGCCTAGTGCTAGCCAGTGGTGGCCTAGCGGTTGAATCAATTACTTACTGCATGGGGGTAAAGATAACACATAAGGGGATAAGAGCAAGCAAGAAAAGCAGATATTTCACACTAAATTTTGAGTGGTCAGCGTACCCACCCCACCCCCGTTTTTGAAGCACGGAAGAGACGTGCTACCCGCCTAGGTCAGCGCTAGAATTTTTTCTGATTTTTCGTTTTGGCCATTGCCCGACACCGACGCCCTCACCCAAACTCTCCTCCGCACTTACGTACTTACGTAACTCCGCACCTACGCACTCACCCAAGCACTCAAGGACACCCTCGCCATGGATCAAGGCCAGCGTCTCACCCGAGCCGAAACCCGCATCTCCACCGCCGAAGGCACCATCACCTCCCAAGGCAGCGCCATCTCCTCCCACGCCCACCAGCTCAACGAGCACACGCAGACCCTGCACACCCTCACCCAGGCCGTCGATGGCCTCGTCGACATCCTCGAGGCCCAGCCCGCCGTCACCCCCGGCGCCTTGGTCAACACCCAGGTAGTCAACACCTGCCAGGGCGACTGCCAGGCCAAGGACAAGGCCAACCTGTTCACCGGCACCGTGCGCCCGGCCAGCGACCCGAACACCACCCTCAGCATCGTTGACGGCGTGGTCCGCGCCCGCCTCGGCGCCCTGGATGACCAGCCGGCCGCCACCCGCCTCAAGATGCGCCTCCAGTCCGTCTCCCAGGTCAAGAGCGCTGACAACCCGCTGAGCCACTGCACCTTCCACGCCTGCGGCGAAGACCCGGTGTTCGGCAAGTACACCCCGAATGGCCACCTGAACTTCAGCGTGATCAACGAGGTGGCCGCCAAGCTGGTCGCCGGCCGCGACTACTACGTCGACCTGGTACTGGCCGCCCCTGTCGAGCTGGCACCGCATCAGCAGCGCGTCGTCGCCGAGCATGCCGAGCTGCAGGAGCGCAATACCAAGCTGGGCGTGTTCTTCGGTACCGACGCCTACCACAAGCTGAAGGACAGCGAGCGCAGCCGCCTGCTGCGTCAACACCAGTTGCAGACTGAGCTGCTGGAAGTCCTGTCCGAGCGCATCCGCGCGTTCTAACCAGGCACCACGGCGCGATGCAACGTCGCGCCGTGACCTCGATCACGTCACATTCCCACCCAATCGCTAACAATTAAATGAAACGTTCCACCCACTCGGGTGTCTACGCCTGTCGCCGTTTGTCAAATCCCGGACCATGAGCTACGACTTAATCCGGCGAACGCCGGACTAAGTCATTACTTACATTTCTTTCACATATTATGTCCGTCATTCCGGGTAAATTAGTAGGCTTTTGTTTGACAAACGCGGTTTGTGAGCTTTCCTAAAGTGAGTTATTCCGCTAATCTCCGAATTAAGTCGCGGTTACACCCGGCAGCAAGGATCGCTGCCAACCAATGGATTGACCCTGTGAGTACCCACAGCTGGGAAGGAATCTCACCCGCGACTTTCTTCGCCCCTGGAACGGATTCAACCAATGATTGAGAGAGCGAGCCTGATTCAGCTGACTGAGTACGTCGCTGAAAAATCGGGGTGTAGCAAAGCCGAAGCCAAGCGGCGTATTGAGACGGTGCTAGAAGGCATCGTCCACTTGGCAGACGAGTACCCCAAGCTGGTCCTTCGCGAATTCGGAAAGTTCGAGAACAAGGTCTACAAGGGTTACACCCACAACGCCACGATCGGCGAAGCCAAAGAGATCCCGACCCGTCGGGTGCTCACCTTCACCTCCTCACCGAAGCTGACCCAGGAGGTCGAAGATGACTGAAAAGGCCCAAGCCGTATCCGCCAACTACAAGAACCTCCCGACCCCGGTCGAAGTGACCGATCTGGAGTCCCTGCGACTGGCTGACCCTTCCGTGTTCGATGCTATCCAGATCGTCCTCGGCTGCCTGCGCAATGACATGCTCCCCGACGAAGTCCAGCTGGCCATCGTCGAGGCCATGTCGCCCAACACCCGCCGTACCATCGTGCAGCAGATCGCCGGCCTCGATGCCAGTGTGCTCATGACCTTCAAGCAGCAGATCAGCCTGGTGGACAACGTGCTTCGGCGCGTGGTGACGCCAGAGGGCCAGGCCATCCCCAGCGGCAGCGACTTAGGCATCTCCGTCAAGGACGCCATGAACATGTCGCTGAAGGTCTGCGGCATGCTCACCAAGGACTTGCCGAAGGTGTACAGCATTGCCCGCGTCCAGCGCCTGGAGCAGGCCTTGCTCAACGTCGTCGAGACGTTGCCCAAGGTGGCTCAGGACACCGTGCTGGCCGAGCTGGAGAAGGAAGAAATGAAGGCGGCGAAAGAGGGGCGGCAATGACGAAAAAGCAAGCGCTGAAGAAGGGATTCGTCTACGAGGGCATGGTCGGCTATGTGCCGGTCTACCTCACTGAGCTGCACAAGTTCGGCAAGGACCAGCCGGGCGTGTGCGCGAAGAACTGGCTGTGGGGCATCGTGCTCGACATCCAGGAATTTGCAACGCAGCTGGCCAATATGATCAAGGACCAGGACTACGTTGGCGACAACATCTTCTTCGGCGACCGCCTCGACGGCCAGCCCTACGGTGACAAGGAGTTCGACTGATGTGGGAAGCCCGTGTGAAAGGACGTGCATTCGGCCGCCAGCGGCTGCAGGTGTGCACCATCCAGGACGACCAGCGTATCGAGTGGCAGGACCTTGACCTCCCGCTCCTACAGAAGATCCTGCATGACTTCAATGGCCAAGAGCTACAGATCGAGCTGCTGAAGGAACGCATCGGCGAGCTGAAGGCGTCTAGCGCGGCGCTGCTGATGCCGGTGGCGGTACCGACGCCCAAGAGACGGCCTCGCAATGAGATCAGCCCGTTCGGCCGGCGCCTGACGGAAGCGCGTGTAGCAGCCTCGGAGATCGCCGAAGGGGAAGCAGTCGTGGCTCAAGGCGCCGCTGTCACCGCCCTGAGCAACTTGCGGCAGGAGCCGTGCGAGCCCGGCTGCCTACACGTCGGCCCGAACATTGGCCCACCAGGTGGCTACGCTCGCATGACCTACACCTGCACACCACCTCCGTCGTTCCCGCCTGCAGAGACCGACCTAACCTATGTCGAAGAAGATGGGATCTTGTACGCTGGGCTGAAGTCCCACAACCCGGAGGCAGTGCCGCGCACGTTCGGCACCGTGGTACCGGGCAGCATCCTTAAAGAGCCTGACCAAGATTTCCGCACTGTGAAGGACTGCGTCAGCCGTTTCGAGGGAGCGATCCTGCCACCGTTTGGCGGTTTCCCCTTCACCCAAGCTATGATGTGACACCCGCCGGGCACGGATCGCCCAGCACTTAATCCGCCATATGGCGAAGTAACAAGGAAGTTACGCATGAGCAACGGCTCCGTCGCCCAGCGGTTCAGGATGGCCCTGAACCGCGAGGAGGGCATGAAGTCGCTAGACCAGGTAGCACTGGACTACGGCTACGTCGAGGGGGAGAAGTTCACCTTCGAGGACCACGAATACCAGATCGAGATCATGCGTGACACCGCGTCGCGCATCGACATCCGCAAGTGTTCCCAGGTCGGAGCATCGGAGCTGTGGGCGCAGAAGACCCTGGCCATGTGCGCTGTCCTGAAGAACATCCGCATCATGTTCAGCCAGCCCACCAAAGAGATGGCGGTCAAGTTCTCCAAGGACCGGATCGACGGGGTGATCGAGCAGAGCCCGTACTACAGCGGCCTGGTCGCACCTGGTGGCAACGCCGCCGGCATGAAGAAGATCGGCAGCAACATGCTGTACATCATCGGTACCTTCGGCGCGAACTCGGCGATCTCCATCCCCGCCGAGATCATCATCTGCGACGAAGTCGACTTCTCCAACGAGGTCGTCCTCGGCAAGCTGAACTCCCGCCTGCGTCACGCCAAGAGCGTCGATGCCCACGGCGACCGAGGCTTCCGGTACCGCTTCTCCACGCCTACGGTCGATGGTTTTGGCGTGGACAAGGGCTTCCAGAAGGGCGACCAGCGCTATTACATGTGCAAGTGCGAGCACTGCTCACACTGGGTCGTGCCCGACTACATGACCGACTTCATCATCCCAGGCTGGGACAAGCCGATTATCGAGTTCGGCATCGACAACCTCAGCGACAACGGGGTCGACATCGAGGCGTCCTGGATCAAGTGCAGCCACTGCGGCAACGACCTGTGGCCGTCCCTGTGCAACGCGGCCAACCGCGAGTGGGTGGCCAAGTTCCCCACCAGGCACCGGCACAGCTACCAGATATACCCGTGGGACGTGCCGAAGTACAACACGCCGGCCGCGATCGCCCGCCAGTACGACGACTATCCGATCAAGAGTGACTTCTTCAACTTCGTGATCGGGCTGCCCTACTCCGACGCTGAGAACAGCTTCATCACCAACGACGAGCACCGGGCGCGCGTCTGCGACGTGGACCTGTGGATCTTCGGCCGGTGGACAGTCCTGTGCCAAACGGTAGGCGGCATGGACGTCGGCAAGACCTGCCACCTGACGGTTAAGGCCAAGGTCGGCAAGGGCTGGCACGTCGTGTGGATGGAGAAGATCGTCAACACCAAGCAGGACCCCGCCTACCTCAAGGTGATCCAGCGCTTCGACTTCTACCGCATGAAGAAGCTCTGCATCGACTCCGGCCCCGACATCACCCTGGTCAACCTGCTGGTCAGCGCGCGGGCCGAGATCAAGGCCGTCGTCTACACCAACGTGCCGGGCTTTATCCCGGTGGCCGAGGGACGCGGCGAGGACATCATCAACGCCGACCGGACCAAGACCCTGTCACTGCTGCTGGCCCAGCACAACGGCGGCGACACGCACTACCCGCACAACGACGAACTGAAGCAGGAGCTGTTCAAGCACCTGGCCACGACCAAGAAGGTGAAGGAACGGGCGCAGGACGGGACCCTGGTCGAGAAGTTCATCAAGACCGACCGCCAGGACCACTGGGTGCACTCGCTGAACTACGCCAACATCGCCGCGCTGGCGTGCGAGATGCTGGAAGACGACACCCTGGTCGGGGCCTTGCCACGCACGGGCCGGACACAGGTAGGCAGCGCCGTTGAAAAGCCGCAGACAGACTCGGCGCAGCTGATCGGATCGGTGCTCGGCGGCATGTTCGGCGGCAGGGCCACTGGCTTTGGAAGGCGCAGATAATGCGCCATCTGGCGCATTAACTCGTCAAAGTTAAAGTAGTTTCTCATGCGGTAGCAAAGAATTGCTTGAATTTCAACCAGCTGCGCGAATAAACTCGCGTTATCTCTGAACTAGAGTCGACAAGTACCTGAATGGCCACGCCAAAGACCCCAGGCAGCACAGGATCGCGGTACCGGAATGCCGGTCCCAAGGTCATCATGCCGTCCAGGAATCTGGCGGGTAAGGTGCGCTCGAAGCGCCCAGGTTCAGATCAGGCCAAAGACACCACCATCACCAACACGCTGACCAGGTTCGCGGCCAATGCGGTCGAGAACGTAGCGAAGCGGACCGACGTCAACGAGATCATCCGCGTGATGATCCGCGAGGACGGTCTGTTCAGCTCGGCGGCCAACTCGATGTGTGCTCTGTCTGCCGGTGCGGGTTACCGCATCGCCGGCTACGACGCCGCCGGCGCCATGAGCTTGGAAGTGATGGCCCTCGCCTACTCGATCATGGACGGCTTCGACGTCGACCACGATTACAGCAAGGGCTTCAACGACAAGCCGGGCGTGGACACGCTTCTGGCCACCATGCAGATGGACGTCATTTGCACGGGCGGCTGCGGTGTTGAGCTGGTACTGGACCCTGCCTTCGGGCCGGAGCGCCTGGTGCCTATCGGCTACTCCACCATCGAGTGGAACGCCGACGGCAAGGGCGGCCGGTACCCGTCGCAAGACGGCGGCAAGATCGACCTGAACCTGCCGACCATTTTCGTGGCCGAGCACAACCGCAACGCGGACGAGGCCTACGCCGTGTCGCTGCTGCGGCCAGGCCTGACCCACACCATCAACTTCAACGGCTTCCTCGAAGACATGCACCGGGCGCTGAACCGCACCGGTCACAGCCGTCTGATCGCGACCATCTTGGCCGACAAGATCAAGGCAGCTGCGACCGACGAGGTGAAGGCAGATCCGGTGAAGATGGGCCAGCTGTACGACCAGGTGCGCACTGAGGTGATGGAAGCGTTGGCCGGTTTGGAGCCGGAAGACTCCGTCGTCACCTACGACTCGGTCGAGTACGACATCAAGGACACCGGCGGCAACAAGGCCGACTACTCCGAGATGCTGACCACACTGGGCAACCTACTCGGCGTATCGCTGAAAACCCCGGCATCCGTGTCGGGGCTGCGCGCCGGTGGTAGCCAAGCCCTGTCGAACGCCGAAACGCTTATCTACCTGCAGGTCACGCAAGGAACGCGGCCTCCGGTGGAAGAAGTGATGTCGCGCGCGCTGACCCTGGCCTGCCGGCTGAACGGCATCGACGGCTATGTGACCTTCGAGTTCCTGTCGATCGACCTGCGTCCGCAGGCTGAGCTGGAGGCGTACTACGGTACCCGCCTCAAGCGCATCCTCGAGCAGCTGAGCTGGGGGATCATCAACGAGGCACAGGCGTGCTGGGAACTGGGCCTGCGGCCACAGGGCTTGAACGCCGTCCTCGCTGGCACCCAGTTCTACGCCAAGAACGCATCAGCTGCACCTGATCCCGCGGAAGGGGATCGGACAACTTCAGCAGGAAAAGCGCTGAATCCGAGCACGCCGGCACAGTCCGGCAGCTAGTAACGCCGGCAACACCGGCCACAACCAGAAAGGAGTCTGGACGTGGAAGCGATCATCTGGCTGGGCTCCCAGTCTGCCCTCGACGTGCTCAAGAGCTTCGAGGTCAAGTATCAGTACGACCCCGAGGCCAGCGCCCGTGGTCGTTACGACGACGACTACGAAGACAGCACTGACCCTGTCTACGGCGTACAGACCTCCCGCATCGGCCTGACCGTGCTGGAGCGCGTGCGCGGCACCAACGTACTCAAGGTGCATGGCTCGCTGACCCCGTCCTTCCAACGCTGGCATGCCTGGTTCCCAGGCTTCGTCACCAGCTACGACGCCATCAAGGACGCCCTGGCCATCCTGCAGGAAGCAGGTGAAACCAAGGTCCTGATGGACTTCGCAACGGGCGGCGGCGCCGTGCGTGGCCTGGACACTGTCACCACCGCCATGTCCCGTGCACGCCAGAACGGCCTGCGCATCGACGGTCACACCGACAACAGCGCGTTCTCCGCCGGCTACTGGCTCATGGCGGGCTGCCAGACGCTGACTGCCAGCCGGATGGCTGAGGTCGGCTCGATCGGCACGCTGATGGTCCTGTCCACCTATGCCAACACCGAGGAGACCTTCGGGGTCACCTTCACCGTGCTCAAGGAAGGCAAGTTCAAGGCCGTAGGCAACCCCTACGAGAGCATGAGTGAAAGCGACAAGGCGTACCTGCAAAAGAGCCTCCGGGAGACCAACCAGTTCTTCCTGGAGCATGTGTCCAGCAATCGTAGCCTGTCCCTGGAGGACACCGATCGCTGGGCTGAAGGACAGACCTTCTACGCGGCCAAGGCCGTGAAGTTGGGCTTGATCGACCGGGTAACCACTCTGGACGATCTTCTTGGAAGCGGCCCGTCCGCACACAACCCTGGCGAAAAAAGGAATTTTGGCATGGTTATCTCCGCCGAAAAACTCGCTCAGATCGAGGCGGGCGCAGCACCAGAAAGCGTCCTCACCGCCGAAGAACTGAAGCACTACAACGAAACCCTGGCCGCCGAAGCAGCGACCGCAGAAGAAGCGGCAGCCGCCGCAGCCACTGCCGAAGCTGAAGCCGCCGCTGCCACTCCGAAAGACGACAACGACCCGGCCGCCGCGCCAGTCGCGTCTGCAGGTGACACCGATGCGCTGCACAAGGCGCTGAAGGAAAACGGCAAGCTGGAAGCCAAGGTCGAGGACCTGCAGGGTCAGATCGAAAAGCTCCAGGCCGACCTGACCGCCGTCAAGGCTGAAGGCTCCGCCCTGCTCGTCGTGGCCCAGGCTGCCGTCGAGAAGCTGCAGAACGCCACCAAGAGCCCCAAGGAAACCAAGTCCACTGCTACCGAGGTCATCGGTCAGTACAACGACCTCCAGGCCAAGATGGCGACCATGTTCAAAACCGGCCAGCAGAGCAACCCTGCCCCGGTGGCGGACAACACCCAAGAGCAGCAGGCGAACTTCCGCCAGAAAGCTCAGCAACAAAACCAAGGCCGCTAAGGGAGTAGTGCCATGACTCAGAAGTTTGATTTCAACCTGCTGACCCACAGCCCGGAGCGGATGAACGTCATCTCCGTGAAGCTGGGTCCGAACCCTGCCACGCCGTACAGCGATCAGGACAAGAAGAAGGCGGTGAAGCTGCAGGCCAAGGGCATCGCAGTCCTGTGCGAAGACGGCGACGAGCTGGAAGGCTTCATCGACTCCGTCGAATCGTGGACCGTGGAAGGCCACAGCTGGGGCGGCGCCGCGCGCGGCAACGTCGGCTTCCGTGTCGAGGCCCAGGTGGCTGCCGGCGTAGCCACCCCGCTGGTGTTCGGTGACCTGGTAGTCGCCGCTGCCCAGCTGCCAGTCGGCACCAAGGGCCTGGCCCAGGTGAAGAAAGGCACCCCGGCCCTGCACAAGTACCGCGTCCTGCGCCTGAACACCGGCGCTGCAGGCGACATCGTTCTGCTGGAGAAAGTCTAAGGCCTCGGCCTTAGACCCCTCCCACACAGTCAAGGAATGACGACATGTTTAAGCTGAAATACACCGCGAACGTGGACGGCAAGCAGGTCCAGAAAGAGAAAGAGTTCGGTGTCGAGGTTTACCGCCACGCCGCCGAAGCCGGTATGGACCTGCGCCAATACCTGCGTACCCAGTGCGCTGACTGGGACGTGACCGCTGGCGACCCGATCGACCAGATGATGACCAACGCCGGCATGATGGATGCCGCCCACCGCGTTGGCCCGGCACTGACCATGGCCCAGATGGCCGGCATGACCACTGCTGAAGGCTTCCGTCGCCCTGACGGTTCCGACAACAGCCTGGGCGCCCGCCTGCTGTACCCCCAGCTGATCCTGGAAACCCTGAACGCCAACGCCTTGCGCGATGACGGTTCGGACATCCTGCAGATCTGGGAAAGCTCGATCGCCCTGACCCGCAACGTCAACGGCAACAAGGTTGAGCAGCCGATCATCGACACCTCGGCGCCGGAAGGCAGCCGCAGCGGTCGCATCGCTCAGCTGGCTGAGCCTGAGACCATGATCTCCATCACCACTGGCGATCAGTCGTTCCGCATCCCGACCAACTCGATTGGTCTCTTGATCGCGAACGACGCCATGGCCGCTACCACCATCGACCTGGTGCGTATCGTCATGGAAGCCCAGTCCCGTGGCGACAAGATCCGCCGCGTGATGGAGATGTTCAAGTCGATGGTCCAAGGCAACATCGACATGAAACTGGCTCCCCTGCCAGTGACCAAGATCGGTACCTTCGACGCGGCCATCACCGCCAACGGCCAGATCACCAAGCGCGCCTACCTGAAGTGGCTGCACTCGGTGCAGGAAGTCTGCAACGTGTCGCGCGTCTTCACCGACATCGACACCGCGCTGACCCTGGACGATGCGTTCCTGCCGAAGCAAACCGGTACCGACTCCGCGAAGATCTCCGGTTCGTGGGGCGGCGTGAACCTGGGCATCACCCAGCCGAACATCGTTCCGCTGAAGCCTGATGTCTTCGGTGCCTCGCTGCTGGTCGGTATGGACCCACGCTACGCGATCCAGCGCTTCGTGAACATCACCGCTGCCTACGAGGCGATCGAAGAGTACGTGATGCGTAAAGCCACCGGCTTCCGTGTTGACTACGGCGAGTCGGCAACCCGTCTGCACGACGAAGCCTGGTCGGTCGTCAGCCTGGAAAAGGCGTAAGACCGTGATGATGGGGCGCTCCGGCGCCCCATTTGCGAATTGGTAGGAGACCTCCAATGGCACTGAAGAAACCTGACGCAGCTGAGAAGGCTGCCGCAGCAGCACCGGCCGAGACCCCGGTCAAAGAATCCCCCGCAGCAGCTCCGGCTGCCGCTGAACCTGCTCCAGCCGCAGCTCCTGCAGCTGAGCCGGCGCCTGCCCCCGCTGAACCAGCTCCGGCCGCACCTGCTGCCGCCGCAGCTGAAGAAGCCAAGGCACCTGTAGATCCGACCGCCAACACCGGTCCTGACGCAGTCCTGCGTATGGCCGACAGCGAAGGCGAGCTGGTCACTGTGACCAACCTGCGCAAAACCTCGTTCCGTCAGCACTCGTCCACCCTGTGGATCGACGGCAGCGAGACCAAAAAGATGGTGAACGACGGCTGGCTGCAGAACCAGGTAGCCGCTCGCCTGTTCTCCTTCGACGAATAAGGCGCCGCCCCGATGCCATATCTGGACCTGACCAGCACTGCACAGATCCGCGCTGTCCTCACCGTCAGCGAAACGGACCTGCCCGACGAAGTCATCGACGGCTACGGCCTCGAGGACGACCTGGGCAACTTCCTGGACAAGCAGCTGCCTGTCTGGCCCCAGCTATTGGCTGACAACGGGGCGAACGCCCGCCGCCTGCGAATGGCGGCAAAGTATTACTGCGCTGGCACGATTGCCAGGATGGCTCAGATCTTTGTCCTGAAGAAGGACACCGATGGATCGAACGAGGGCCAGCGCAGTGATAAGGACGGCTGGGCGTGGGTTTCCGCGTCCCTTCTGGGGCAGGCAGATGGCTGCATCACTGAGATCAAGGATGATCTCAAGCTGTCCCCAGAGGTTGCCATGCCGTTCACCGTGGTGAGCCGCGGCACACCGGACCGCGACCCGATCACCACGCCGAGGTCGTGACATGCACCTCAAGAGAATCGCGCTAAAACACGCGAACGAACCCATGGAGGCCTGGGATCTGGCAACAGAGACCTGGGTACCGAACGCCCTTCTGGCGCGCATCGACCTGACCGATCGGTTCCTGAGCAACTTCAACCGCCCCACCCGGATGCGGATGATGTTTCACGCCGACGACGCGGTCCTGCCGCCGAGCATGACTGTTCGCCACCCTGGCACGCTGGACGTCTACATGCTCGGCACCACCCGGAAGGATGCGCGCAAAGGCCAGCCCTACGTCGGGCTGACCCTCTGCCGCCTGGCTACCGACGTACCAGGTGGCACCGCCGGCTACGCCACGATCACCCGCAAGGCGCCGCAAGGCCCGGCGAGTGACCCGGGCTGGCTGGTGGAAACCCTGTTCGCCAAGTCGTGGATGGACACCGAGTTCCTGAGCAGTGCCGACGAGGTTGGTGCGACAGACCTGCGCATCGAGCGCTACAACGCATTCCTGCCGCTGGCTGTCCAGCCGCAGGAATGGGACTTCGTGACCATGCACGGTGTGAAGTACCGGGTGATCGACACCTTCGCCGACTCAGGCCTGTTCGCGCTGCGCCTGGACCATGAAGCGGACCTGCGTCGGGACTTCGTCCTGACTGTGGCCGGCACCCGCACCATGGACCACGGTACCCACGAATACGTGGTCACGCCGGAGCAGAGCTACAACGTCACGGGCGTCATCGAGAGCGAGGGCGACGTGGCCATTTGGGCCAAGGACACCAACGAGGTGATCACCGTCTACTTCGACGCTGACCACTTCCCAAGCGGCGTACCAGCGCTGACCGGGCGTGACATGTGGTTGACCATCGACGGTAAGCGTCGCACGGTCAAGCAGATGCAGACCCAGTCCGGCCGCCGGCAGTACCAGCTGAGGTGCCTGTGATGGGCAAGTTCGCCGCCGAGGCCATGCGCTTCCAGGTCGACCTGCATGAGCTGTTCAACCGGGCGATCCGCCAGGCCTTGATGGCCGGGCTGACCGCTGCGGTCAACAAGACCAAGCAGGACTCCTCGAACGCCGCTGCGCACTGGACCATCAAGGTCCGAGGCCAGCAGCGTTCGGGCGGACGTGCCTGGTCCCGCCTGCGGGACCTGCGGGAGACCCGCACCGGCGGCAAGAAGTCACCTGGCGTCGGCCGGCGCCGGGACGCCGGCAAGAACAGACAGGCAGTCCTCACCCTGGTGCGGGACCGCGAGCTGCGCGACGTGGTGAACAAGTTCGTCTCAGGCCGTAGCCCGTCGACGATCTTCTCGTTCTTCAACCCGATCGAGGAAGGGTCGGACTACTGGGATTTCATCGAGACCAGTGACCTGCCAGGGCTGACCTTGAGCGAGGCTGGCCAGCTGGCTGTCGAGCGTGTGCAGGACATCCTGGCCAAGCGGATCGCGGCCGGGCAGACAAGGAAGCGTCGCCTATGAATGCGCCTGACTCGATGGTGGCAGCGGAGAAGCTGTTCAGGGACTTTGTCTTCACAAAGGTCTCGAACAACATGCTGTATGCCTTTGATTTTGATGAAGGAACCGATGTAAGTTTGAACAACGCCGGGGCACTGCTGGAGCAGGACGCAGACTTCTGGCTGTTTGAATGGCACATCGAGGACTCTGGCCGGGCTGGCCCAGGACGGGACAGCCCACGCCGGTATTGGGGAGCCTTGGACCTGTCGGTGCTCACGAAAGGGCCGCGGGACAAGGTGAAGTTCACAGGGCTGTTGGAGCAGGTTGCCAACTGGTTCCAGGACGAGACGGTCAGCGGCATCAGGTTCCGTACCTTCGTGCCCACCCCAGCCGCGCCCCTAAAGGGGTTCACCTCCTATTCCGGGGTGATCAACTTTGACTTTGAAACCCCAGCGAGGTGATGGATCACTATGGCTAAAATCAAGACTTTCAATGACTCGTCCTCGGTGACGGTGGCCTACGCCATCACGGACTCCGCGGACAAGGCGACCGTCGAGGCTGCCAAGCCTGCGATGAAACTGGTGCCGTTCACCAAGGAAGCCTTCCAGATGCAGAAAGAGGCCAAAACCTCTGAAGCCATCCGGGGCGACCGCCGCACCTCCGGCTCGAAGAACACCAAGGGCAGCGCGAACGGTGGTGTGACCGTGGAATTCGGAGCCGTGGGCTTCGTGCTCGATCTGCTGCAGGTGGCCATGCTGAGCACCTGGAAAGACATCGACGCAGGCAACCCAGCGGCGGGCAAGTACATCACCGATGACCAGCTCATTCAGTACCTGCTGGTCGAGAAGACCACCCGTCAGGGCGCCCTGGCTACCGACAAGCAGGACCACGAATGGTACTTCGGTACCGTGATCAACGACCTCAGCATGAAGTTCGCTGACGGTGAGCTGATCACCCTGGAAACCAGCACTATCTCGGCGAACGGTGACTATGCCAGCGCCGTGATCGGCGCGAACGGACTGGGCGGCTCGCTCGCTTCCGCGAAGGCCAAGCCAATCCAGTACGAGATCGCCGACAGCTCGAACAACCTGGCGACCATCGAGATGAAAAGCGGCACCACCGTGATGGAAGTCACCTGGTCGGACGCCACCCTGCAGCTGCAGAACAACGCGCGCGAGCAGTCGGGCCTGTCCCGCCAGTTCGCGGCCGGTGTGGGGGTGGGCCTGGTAGCCGTAACCTTCTCGGGCGAGATCTACTACGTCGACCAGTCGCTGCTCGATGCCCACATGAAGAACGGGTTCGTCAGCATCAAGCTGACCATCTCGACTGCTCAGGGCACCTTCACCATCCAGATGCCGAACATGAAGGTTGGCTCGCCAACCAACAACGCGGAAGGCCAGAACACCGACTACACCACCGCAGTCACCCTGACCGCGGAAGCCGGTGAAGTCGAGATCGGTGCCGCGACCGTGCCTTGCATGATCGCCATCGAGTACGTACCTACCCCGTGATGCGTGACTGGCGGACTGACTCTTGGTAGAGTTAGTCCGCCATCTGCCGCATTATCTCAAGGAAGAAACAAATGCTCGAATTGAATTCGATTGCCGTCGACCCGCAACTGGCCAAAACCGGTGTATGGGCCAAGTACATGGGCGGTGAGTTCCTGCTGGCCCGCAAAGGCCCTGAGTACCAGGCCCGCCTAGTCGAGCTGTACAACGCCGACAAGGAACTCATTGAGTCCAAGACCCCGGAAGGTGACGCCAAGTCGCTGGAGATCTTCCAGCAGACCTTCTGCGAAACCGTGATTCTGGACTGGAAAGGCATCACCCGTGATGGCGTGAAGCTGGAGTACAGCCCTGAAGAAGCGCTGAAGATCGTCACTGACCCGACCATGTATGAGCTGGTCACCTTCCTCGAAGGCTTCTCGGTCACCCACACCAACTACCAGGTGAAGGTGGAAGCTGAGGTAGCCGAAGAAGTAAAGGGTACTGCCGCTTCCTGATCAAATACGGGGAGAAGGGTCTTAGGATGTTCCGGGAGCTGGAGGCGAAGTTCAAAAAGCCCCACCCGCTTCTGGAACAGTTCAAGGAACCCTCCCCCGTGTATGCTTGGTTACCGGCGGCGTTCTTTGCACTACACCGGCGCCGCCAGTTCCGGGACGAGGGGCGATACCAGCCCCTCACCTATCAGGAAATGGCCACCTACGCGACTCAGGTGATCAGGCTCGACCCTTCTGTGACCTCCCTGTTTTACAGGGTCATGGAGGAAACGGACAACGCCGTGCTGTATGATCAGATCGTGAAAGCCAATGACGCCTACCAGGCTGCGAAGGCTGAACAGGAAAGACGCGGAGGCAGGAAGCCACCGCGCTGATCGCAGGGATTGCACATGGCAGAATTTGACGTTGGCCTAAACGGGGCGCAGCAGCAGGTCGCTGCCCTCGTTTCCGCAGTACACGGGCTGGGCAAGAGCCTGGACCAGACGGAGTTCAAGTCGAAAGGCTTGGCTACCGAGGTCGCGCGTGCCATGTCCGCAATGGACTTGGTGTACGACCGACTTCACCGGAGTATGCAGAAGGCCGGCGACTCGTCTGCCGACATCAACAAAGCACTTGAACACGCCAAGGTCATTGCGCAGAACGTTTTCGCAAGCGTCGCTGCCTCCAACCTGAAGGCCACTGTACAGGCGCAGGCGTACACGGGGTCGCTCACTGAGCTGCAGCGGGTCCTGAACGACACCCAGTCGAAGAACACCTACGTCCGCTGGCAGCAGAAAACCGCCCAGCTGACCAACAACCTCATTGGCGAGAACGCCCACCTGCAGCAGGTGATCGCGTCGCTGACCACTGAGGAAGGCCGCCGCAACGCCAACCTGAAGGTACAGGCTGCCGGCCTGCGCGAACTGGTAACGGCTGAAGACCGGCTGATCAATGCCCACAACAGCCTGACCCAGGCCTCTGGCCTACTCGACACGGCGCTCGGCCGCGAGACGGCCAACCTGCGCGTGCAGAACGCTGCCAAGGAACGGCTGATCACGCTGGATACCCGCATCCAGGCCAACTCCGAGGCCCTGCGGGCGAGCATCGCCAACCTCAGCACCGAGGAAGGGCGCCAGAACGCGATCCTGAAGGTACAGGAGCAGAGCAAGCGCTCGCTGTTGACCGCCGACGCTCGAATGACGGCCAGCAACTCTGCCCTGCTCCAGTCGATCACGGCGCTGGACGGCCATTTAGGCAAGCTGAATGCCCAGTTGAAGGTCACCCTGCAAGGCAAGACCGCAGAGGTCACCGCCGACGCGCGTCTGGCCAACTCGACGCAGGCCCTGTACACCAAGCTGGAGCAGCTGAACACCGCCAAGGGTCACGACAACGTCCTGACCCAGCAGGCCGTGGCCACCAGGAAGGCTGAGATCACCGAAGCCGCCCGCCTCGAAGCGAAGCTGGCTGCCCTGCAGCGCGAGTACATGAGCCTCAACGGCGGCGTGCAGGAGCAGATCGCCAAGATGCAGCAGTTGATCCAGGCTCGGAAGGCCGGGATCACCGAGGGCGCGCGGGAGGAAACGCAACTCGAACGCCTGCGCCGCACCCTGGCCAGCCTGAACGGTGGCAGGCAGGAGGAGATCACCAAGCTCAACGCGCAGATCTCCATCCGCCGCAAGGCCATTGTCGAGACCATCAAGCAGAAGGACGTGGTCGACGAGCAGGCCGCCGCCCTCGCACGCGAGCAGGCCCAGCTGCAGAAGCTCCAGCAGCAGATGACGCTGGCCAGCAGTGCCCGTGGCGCCGAGATCACCAAGCTCAAGCAGCAAATCATCGAGCAAGAGCGCTACAACAAGCTCTTGAACAAGACGACCCTGGAGCTGCTGGGCTTCGAGAACGCACAACGCCGGGCCAGCCAGTCCAACCTGGTGGGTTCGCAGTCGGCGGCGATGCTCCGTGCAGGGCTGTCCGGCCTGCAAACCAACATCGGCATGTACACCAGTGCCACGATCGTCGCGGCGGCCTCGACCTACGCGCTGGCCCGAGCACTGCGCAGCACTGTCGAGCTGGGCGCCGAGTTCACTGCGTCCATGGCCAAAGCCGACGCTGTGATGGGCACCGGTGTAGCAAGCTGGATGCCGACCTCCATGGAAGCCATGGAGGCGCAGGTCCGCGCGCTCGGCCAGTCCACCATGTACACCGCCAGTGAAGTCGCACTTGGCCTGGTGGAATTGGGCCAGGCAGGCTTGAACGCTGCTGACTCGATCATGGCCCTGAAACCGGCCCTGAACCTGGCAATGATCGGCGGCATCTCGATGGCTGAGTCTGCGGACATGGCCACCAACGTCATGATGACGTTCGGCATGCAGGCCAAGGACCTGACGGACATCGTGGACTTGATGGCCACAGCGGCCAGCCAGTCCAACACCAACGTGCAGCAGCTGGCCAACGCCCTGACCTACGCTGGTCCGGCCGCGCACACCGCCGGCATCTCGATGAAGGACACCACGGCCGCGGTCGAGGCCCTGTCCAACACCGGTATCAAGGCCTCCCGCGCCGGTACCAGCTTGCGTAAGCTGTTCGTCAGCTTGCTGAACCCGACCAAGAAAGGTCAGCAGATGATGGCCGAGTACGGCATCTCTGTAACCGACCTGGAGGGCAAGACCCGAAGCCTGACCGACATTCTCGGCCAGCTGAACAAAGCATTGAAGGGCGTAGGCGAAGGCGAGCGACTGGGGGCCATTCAGGACCTGGTAGGCCTGTACGCAACCTCGTCGGTCGCTGCACTGGTCGAGCAGGCCGGCGAAGGTGGCAACCTGGAGCACCTGCGTCGCCAACTGGACGATACTGCCGGCGCGGCCGAAGAAATGCGCGGCAAGATGGAGAACAGCCTAAAGTTCGACTGGAAGCAGGTGCTTTCGGCCTTCGAGGAAGCACAACTCCAGCTGTTCGATGCGCATGAGTACCAGCTGCGTGTGGCCACGGCCAAGCTGTCGACCTACCTGATTGAGCTGACCAAGCCAGCAGCTGAGATCAAGGACCAGTACGGGAACGTCACCGCGACGTTCAGCCATCTGGACCTGATGCTGCAGAACGGTAAGGAACTGGCCACAGGCCTGGGTATTGCGATCGCCGCAGCGCTCAGCTTCAAGATGACCGGCGCCTTGAGTGCGTCCCTCACTGCACTGTCCGTGGACAGTACAGCGGCGGCGGCGCGTCTCAAGGTACTGGCTGTCGGGATGGCTGACGGTACCCGAGGAACCTTGACGCTCTCCGGCGCCCTGAACGGCCTGTACGGTACCCTCGGTAGAGCGGTGGTAGGCACCATCGCCCTGCGGAGGGAGATCGGCCTGCTGGGTACGATCGCGGTCGGCAGCGCCAAGGCATTGGGCGTGCTGGCTACAGCGGGGCGAATCCTGTCGAGCGCGTTCGGCTGGGTAAGCCTGATCGCGGGCATCGGCTATGCGATCTACGAGGCGTTCGGCCAGGACAGCCAGGCTGAAATCCTGAAGCAGCAAGCAGGTGTGGAGAGCCTGAAGACCGAGTACATGGACCTCAAGAAGGCCATCGACGAAACCGCCAAGGCGCGGGAGCGTGCTGCTCTGGTCAAGCAGCAGGACACCGAGCTGGCCAAGCTGGGCACGATCAACGAGCGTCAGTACGAAGTCGAGGGCGCGATCGGCGCCTACGAGAAGAACGGACTGGCCGTGCCGCAGGCGCTGAAGGACGCCCTGTACGACACCCAGCAGGCCGCCGCCGCCGCTGGCAAGGCCATTCAGGACGCAAGCCGAGAGCTGGACAAGCTCAACGACCCGGCCAAGCGCGGCCGCGAAGCCGACCTGCAGATCGAGAACGGCAAGCGACTGGCCGAGCTGACACAGAACGTCGCTGACAAGCACAAGTCTTACCAGGAAGCCTCCGGCAGGATGCGCCTCGCCCAGATGAACGAGTGGGCGGAGGCCCAGCGGGCACTCGACACGTTCAAGGCCAGTCTGGTAACTGTCACGCAGGTCAGCGAAGAAGCCACGGACAAGGCCAGCGCTGCCATCCGCCTGATGAAAGAGTTGAAGGACGAGCAGCTGGCCGCCATGGGCGCTCACGCCTTCGACAAGAACGCCTCGTCGGCGGTGAAGCTGGCAAAGAACGCCAAGGACCTGGCAGACGCTCAGAAGGCCCTGGACACCGCGGTCGCCAACAACGACGGCAGCGGCGCGCTGCGTGCCCAGAAAGAGATTATCGGCCTGACCAAGGCCAACTTCGACCTGAAGAAAGAAGTCAGCGGTACCGCCGAGTCGTACAACGACGTCAAGGATTCGATCGCCGACCTGACTCGGACCGACGCCGAGCGCCTGGCACGCGCCAAGCAGCAGCTGGCCGAGCTGACCAGCCCTGCTGCGCAGATGACTGCCGGCACCCCTGAGATGGTGGCCGAGGGTGACCTCAAGCGGGCGCAGGAGGAACTGAAGCTCCGTCAGCAGATCAAGCAGATCGAGACGTCCATGGCCTCTCAGGCCAAGAAGGACGGCCGCCCGGCGGGCAAAACCCAGTCCGAGAAGGACCTGGAAGCCGCGAAGAAGGCGTTCGACGAGCTGCAGAAGAAGTCCGACCCACTGGCTGCTTCGCTGGCCAACGTGGCGAAGAAGACCGAGCAGCTGGACCTGCTGCTGGCCGCCGGGAAGATCACGGCGGAAGACCGGACCAAGGTACTGGCAGAGCTGCGCAAAGAGCACATCAAGCTCACGCTGGAACAGGACAAAAACTACCAGTCCCTGCTCAAGCTGAAGGAGAGCTACGGTGAATCGCCGTTCAGCGCTGCCACTGCCGACCTGGCAGAGATGGGCCGCCTGCTCGAAGCCGGCACCATGTCGCTGTCGCGCTACACGCAGATGTATGACGCCTTCCAGAAGAAGCAGAAAGAGAAGGTGCTGGACGGCCTGCCGACCGGCAAGGACCTGAACATCAGCAGCGGGCAGTCCGGGTTCAACCCGTTCGGCGAGTTCATCAACACCGCCAACGAGGTCGGCCAGGGTCAGGACAAGTACGCCACTCGCAAGACGGATCTGGACGTCGGGCTGAACACCGCCCTGATGAACCAGGACGACACCCTGGCCGCGCAACTGGAGGCCCAGCGTCAGCTGGAGCAGCAGATGTCGGCGCAGGAACACGCTGCAGCCATGCAGAAGATCGTCCAGGACGACCTGAACACCCGCAAGGCCCTACAGCAGCAGTTCAACACTGACAGCAACACCCTGGCCACTGCGCAGCAAGAGTTCGCTTCGCAGTCTCAGAAGATGCTGGCTGCATCCATGCTCGGCAGCATGAGCGACATCTTCGGCCAGTTCGCCGCTGTGGGGGAGGAAGCCACCACCGCGCAGAAGCTGGCCTTCATCGCGCAGAAAGCCCTGGCAGTGGCACAGATCATTCTGTACACCGAGGTCGCGGCCCAGCGGGCCAACGCCGAGCTACCGGTGTTCATGGGCCTGACCATGGCCCAGCTGATCCGCGCGCAGGGCTACGGGTCCGCTGCGCTGGTAGGGTCTCTTGCAATCGGCCAGCTGGCAGGTGGTGGTTCCAGCTCCAGCGGTGGCGGCGCCTCGATGTACGACACCGGCGGCACCATCCCTTACAACCGGGTGGGCATCGTCGGTGAGTACGGACCTGAACTGGTGAGCGGCCCGGCGCATGTCACCGGCCGCGGGGCCAGCTCCTCGAAGCTGGCCTCCAGCGACAGTGGTAGCGGGGGCGGCATGTCCATCACCTTGGCTCCGGTGTTCAACGTTGGCAGCGACCAGGTAGGCGACAACAAAGACCCGACGATGCTGTCGAAAATCTTCGGCACGTTGTTCATGAAGTACATCACCGATGCCCTGCGCCCGAACGGGTTGCTGGACACTTGGTACCGCAGCAAGCGAGGAGGCTGACATGGCTGCAGAGATTTTCCCGCCGATCGAACACCAGCCTATGGAATTGCCGGACTGGAACTTCGGCGAACGCCCGGAGGTGAAGGTCGAGGAGTCGGAGCTGGGAGACGGGTACGTCTTCCGGCAGGCCCAAGGACTGAACTTCAAGAAGGGGACCTGGCAGCCGGTCTGGTCCAACTTGGACCCGGTCAAGGCGCAGGCCCTATACGACTGGCTGCTTGAGCGAGTGAAGCTGGTGACAGTCCAATGGACCCACCCGGTGCGAAACACCGTCCTAAAGGTGACAATCGAGGACGTGAGCCTGGTGTGGGACCAATGGAACAACGCCATTCTGTCGGTCAGCTTCAAGCAGAGCTTCAACCCGGTTTAAGGAAAAACCATGGAACTGATCGCAACGGATGCGCAGAACCTCAGCCAGGTAGGCAAGGTCGAGCTGTTCATCATCGACGCCTCGGCCAAGGGCCAGGGTATCTATCGCTTCACCTCCGCCGTGTACGACCCGGATACCGGCGCGCGCCTGGAAGAGGTGTCGTTCGGCGGCAACGTCTACCAGCAGATCCCTATCGAGGCAAAGGGGTTCGAGTGGAACGGCACAGGCACCGCGCCGCGCCCTACCCTGACCTTCGTAGCCATCGACCTGATCCTGATGCAGGAAATGGTCAGGGCCAACGACTTGGTGGGCTGCCCAGTGCAGCGGATCAAGACGAATCGCAAGTACCTGGACGACGGGCTGAACCCCAACCCGGATGCCCACTACCCGATCGACTACTACCAGATCGAGAAGAAATCCAAGCAGGTCCGCCAGCTGCTGGAGTTCGACCTGTCGAACAAACTTGACCAGCAGGGCAAGATGATCCCGGCCAAGCAGGTGATCCGTGACACCTGCCAGAACCAGTACCGGTACTGGGCCAACAATCGGTTCAACTACCAAGGTGTCACCTGCCCTTACGCTGGCTCGAACTACTTCGATCAGAAGGGCGAAGGACAGCTTGACCCGAGCAAGGATCGGTGCGGAAAACGGATCAATGACTGCGTGATCAGGTTCGGTGAAGATGCCGAGCTGCCAATGTTTGCGTTCCCAGGTGTGGGCCGAATATCATGACGGCTCATAACTACGTACTTACGCACCTACGTAAGTACGCGCCAGGGAGACGGCATGCTTCAGCTATTCACGGAATTCACCGAACAGATCCGCGCTGAAGCCATCGCGGCGTTCCCCAACGAGGCCGCCTGGGTAATCACCCAGGCCGGCTGCCGCCAAGTCGATAACGTCGCCGACGACCCTACCAACTTCTTCGACATCTCCGCGCTTGACGTGGCCCGTGCACAGGCAGAAGGACTTCTGGCCATCGTGCACAGCCACGTCAACGGCCAGCATTACCCGTCCGAGATGGACATGCGCTACCAGGTAGCCAGTAACGTGCCCTGGGGCCTGCTGACCACCGACGGCGTGGGCGCCTCCACCCTGTGCTGGTGGGGCGGAAAGACTATCGAGCAAACCGAAGACTTGGAACACCGCCCCTTCCGGCACGGAACGTCGGATTGCTTCGCGTTGGTCCGAGACTACTACCGAGTGAAGCTCGGCATTGAGCTGCAGGAAGTCCCTCGAAAATGGCGATGGTGGGAAGACCAGAACATCATCGAGGAGAGCATCGAGCCTCTGGGCTTTACCGTGGTCAAGGGAGACCCGAAGCCTGGGGACGTATGGCTTGCCAGCTTCAGCAGCCAGAGCAACGTCATGAACCACTGTGGCGTTCTCGTTGATAACGACCTGACCCTCCACCACCCCGGTGCCAACGACCCGGTCAGCGAGATGAAGAAGGCGGCCTACATGCCTATCTATCGCTACCTGCCGTACATCCGCATGTGGATTCGCCATAAGGACATGGCTAATGAAAACCTTTTACCTACACGGCCTGGCGGCTGATCGGTACGGCGCGAGCTTTGAGCTAGCGGTCAACTCACCTGCAGAAGCCATCAAGGCGCTAGCCTGCCAGCTGCCCGGCTTCAAGAAAATGATCGAGGAGCACAGCTGGCACGTTATCCGTGGCCCGCTGGACAAGCAGCAGGCGGACGACGAAGAAAGCGTGCGCATGTTCCTTGGCTCCGAGACCGAGTTCCACCTGGTACCGGCGATGTCGGGCGCGGGTAACGGCGGTGGAGGCCTCATGGCCATCGTCGGTATTGCCCTGATGGTCGCTGCCACCTTCTTCACAGGCGGCGTGGCCGCTGCCCTATGGGGCGCCGGTATCGGTACGACGCTGGGCGGCGTGATCAGCATGACCACAAAGGTCCCAACTGGCATGACCAACACGGAGTCGGTCGACAGCCGGGCCTCGTTCCTGTTCCAAGGCGCGAAGAACCAGTCCTCGCAAGGCGTCTGTATCCCTCGCGGGTACGGCCGGGAGTTCGTGGGAAGCATCGTAGTGAGTGTGAGCTTGAACGCTGAGGAGACAGCGACTTGAAGAAAGTCAAGGACGAAGTATTAGTCATCCAAGGATCGGGTGGCGGCAGCGGGAAGAAGCAACACACGCCGGTGGAAGAACCGAACACCCTCCGGTCGAAGGTGCGAGCGCGCATCCTCGACTTGGTGGCCTACGGCCCCATCAAAGGCCTGGTCAACGGGCTGCGATCGGTCTACCTGGACGGTACCCCGGTCGAAAACGCCGACGGCACCCTGAACTTCCAGGGTATCACCGTCACCACGCGCGAAGGCTACCCGGACCAGACCTACATCCCTGGCTTCCGTTCGGTCGAGAACACGTCCGAGGTCAACACCGAGATCAAGCAGGCGACCCCTGTGATCCGCTCGATGACCAACAACGACGCGGACGCGGCTGCGGTTACCATCCAGCTGGCCAGCCTGTACAAGCAGGAAGAAAACGGCGACACCGTGGGCACCACGGTCGAGGTGTTCATCGACGTCAGGAAGGACGGCGGTGCTTGGCAGCAGGCGGTGGCCTACACCTTCCAAGGCAAGACCACGGCGCCGTACCCGAAGACCTTCCGTATCGACCTGAAGCCGTATGGCAAGGGATCGTTCGACCTGCGCGTTCGCCGTAACTCCAAGGAAAGTGAGACCTCGAAGCTCGCGGACAAAATGACTTGGACGCTGCTGACCGAGATCATCGACCGCCGCTTCAGCCACCCGAACATGGCCCTGGTCGGCATCGAGGTGGATTCGGAGCTGTTCGGTGCGCAGATGCCGGCGCGCGTCTACCACATGGACCTGTCGATCACCCAGGTGCCAAGCAACTGGGACCCCTACACCCGCGCCTACACCGGCATCTGGGACGGCACCTTCAAGGATTCCTGGCACGATAACCCGGCGTGGGCCTACTACGACCTGGCAATGCACCCAGTCATCGGTGCGGGCCTGGACGTAATCGACAAGTGGGAGCTGTACCGCATCGCCCAGTTCTGTGACGAACTGGTGCCGAACGGCTACGGCGGGATGGAGCCGCGCTTCACCATCAACACCGTGTTCGCTGACCAGGAAGACGCCACCGTCGCCCTGAACACCCTGGCCACGATCTTCCGGGGCATGACCTACTGGGGTTCCAACACGGTCGTTCCGGTCGCCGACATGCCGGAGAACCCGGTCCTGACCGTCGGCCCGTCCAGCGTGAAGGACGGTGACTTCGCTCGCACCGGTACCAGCATGCGCGAACGGCACTCCGTGGCCATCGTCATGTGGAACGACCCGGATGACATGGGCAAGGCGGTACCGGAGATCTACGAGGACCCGGATTCCCTGGCTGAGTTCGGCTGGAGGGAGACCCGCGTCACCGCTGTGGCGTGTAACAGCCGCGGACAGGCCCGTCGTATGGCCATGTGGATTCTGGACTCGGAACGCTACGAGACCCAGACCCTGTCCTACACCGGTACCACCGAGCACGCTTTCCTCCGCCCGGGCAACATCATTGAGGTGGCTGACCCGTTCGAGCAAGGCGCGCGGATGTCTGGCCGGCTGCTGGAGCGCTCCACCAACCAAGTGACTGTGGACAAGGTCCCGGCCGAGGCTGTGGCACAGGTAGGTGGCCAGTGGTGGCTGTCGGTGATGCTGCCGGACCTCACCCTGTCCCGTCACCGGGTCAGCTCGTTCGACGGCGACGTCGTCCACCTGGTAGACCCGCTGCTCACCCTGCCGGTGGTCGGTGCGATTTGGGGTCTGTACAGCGCAGGCCTGCAGCTGCCGCACTACCGTGTGGTCAGCAACGCGGAAGACAGTGAAACCGGGATGTTCCAGGTCACTGCTACCGAATACGACATCAACAAATACAGCCGTGTCGAGCAGGGCCTGATCCTGCCTGAGCGCCCGATCAGCCTGCTTCCGAACGGTCCACTGCCGGCTCCGACCAACCTCGAGTTCAAGGTCTACACCTACTACGCCGGTACCGCGCGTCAGCAGGGCCTGCTGATCAGCTTCGAGCCGCCAAGCGACGTGCGCATCGACTCGTTCGTGATCGACGTCAAGTCGCCATCGGACGCGAGCTACCGCACCGTGTACAACGGCCCGGGCACCTCGTTCGACATGACCAACGCCGAGGCAGGTCAGTGGACCGTCCGCGTGCGCTCTACTGCCAGCACCGGCAAGCTGTCCCAGTGGACTGCGCGTACCGTACAGATCAGCCAGCTGCTCCTGCCAACCCCGCCGGACTCGGTGAACGTGGCCGTGGCCACCTTCAGCGTGACGCTGACCCCGCTCAGCGCCTACACCGATGCCATGTGGGAATTCTGGCGCAGCCTGGTACCACTCACTGCTCAGCAGATCGAGGCGAACGCCCAGCAGCTACCGACCGGCCAGTACCTGGTAGACGCTGACCTCAAGCCGGACACCCAGTATTACTACTATGTCCGCGGCGTGAACCAGTACGGCAAGTCCAACTGGTTCGGCGTACAGGCCAAGACCCTCAACAACTTCGACGACATCCTCGAGGCGGTGACTGAGGACATCAAGGAAGGCATCCTCTACCAGTATTTCGAGGAGAAGATCGACACCAAGGCCGCCCAGGTTGCGATCGACAAGGCCAACGAAGTCGTCAACGGCGCGCTGACCGAGGTCAACCAGTCGATCGCCGACCTGAACGCCACTGTCGACCAAGTGGGAAGCACGGTCACCACCGGACTGGCGGACGCCAACACCGCGATTCAGGCTGTGAAGACCCAGGCCGACGGCATCCGCGCGGACTTGAACACCAACGTGTCCAGCGTCTCCGGCACCCTGCAGAGTATCCTGGGCAACGTCAGCACGCTGCAGAGCGAGACCAACACGCTCAAGACCAGCATGACCTCGGTGCAGGGTTCGATCACTACCATCAACACCACCACCGGGACCCTGCGCGCGGACCTGACCGCCCTGCAGACCGACGTTTCCACGCAGGTCGGTACGCTGCAGGGCCTGACCGGAGGCCTGCGCACCGACCTGAGTGCCCTGCAGTCCAGCGTCTCCACGCAGGTCAGCGGGCTGCAGGCTCAGCTGGACGCTGCATCGAGCGCGCGTGAGTACAACAAGGGGAACGCCTACACCGCCGGCCAGTTCATCAGTGTCGGGCGATCGCTGTACCAGGCGAAGATCGCGGTACCGGCCAAAGCCGACGGCACCAACGCGCCGCCGAACGCCACCTACTGGCGGGATGCCGGCAGCGTCGTGGCTTCCGCAGATGGCTTGGCCGCCCGCGTGACCACCGCCGAGACTAACATCGGCACGATCAACGGAACGCTGACCTCCCAGGCGACGACCATCAGCGGTCTCCAGACCACCCTGAACGGCAAGGCTGACTCCAGTGCGCTGACGGCGCTGACCAGCCGTGTGACCGCCGCTGAGAACACCATCACCAGCCAGGGTTCTGCGATCACCAGCCTGACCAACACCGTGGCCGGCAAGGCGGATGCCTCGGCCGTGACTGCGCTGACCACTCGCGTCACGGCGGCGGAAGGCACGCTGACCTCGCTCAGCAACTCGCTGACCACCGTACAGGCCACGCTTGGCAACATCGCCGGCAACGGTAGCAACTTGGTGCCATCGGAATACAGCTGGCTGTCCGCAGCCGTGCCGACCATTGCCATGAGCCCTGTAACCCCTGTGGTGTCGGAGGCTGACGCCACCGTGCCGAGCGGGTACCGCTACAAGATCACCCGTGGCAACGCCTCCAACCCGTGGACCATGTTCTGCAAGACGAACAACGCGGCGGGCTGGAACACTACCCTGACGGCCGGCACCTACATCGTGTCGTTCTACGCGAACACCAACGCGGCAGGCGTGACCAACGGCCTGAAGGCCCGGTCGGCTGTGTGGGACGGTACGTCCCGCGGAACCACTGACTTCACCGTGACCGCCGCCCGCACCCGGTACAGCCACCTGGTAACCCTGGCTGCCGACACCGTGGGCGCGCTGACGATCTTCCTGCCCACCGGCGCCGTAGGCGACCTGCTGTGGGTCGACTCGCTCATGATCGAGCGGCAGATCGCCAACGGCACCACACCGTCGGCCTTCGTAGCGGGTCCAACTGGCTCCGAGATCACTGGCCTGGCCACTGCGCAGACCGCGCTGGAGGCCCGTGTCACATCTGCAGAAGGTGTGAACACCTCTCAAGCGACCTCGATCACCAACCTGAACAGCTCGCTGGCAGGTAAGGCGGACGCATCCGCTCTCACAGCCCTTACCACTCGGGTGACCGCGGCTGAAGGTGTGAACACGTCGCAGGGTGACTCGATCACCAGCCTAACCAACACGGTCAATGGTAAGGCCGACGCCTCTGCGCTGACGGCGCTGACCACCCGCGTCACCGCGGCTGAGGGGTCGATTTCCAGTCAGGGTAGTGCGATCACCAACCTGACCAACAGCCTGGCAGGGAAAGCGGACGCTGCCGCCCTGACTGCGCTCACCACCCGTGTTACCAGCGCAGAGGGCACCCTTACCTCGCTGGGCAACTCGCTGACCAGCGTGCAGGCTACGCTGGGCGGGATCTCCGGCAACGGCACGAACATGCTGCCGGCGGAATACTGCGTGTTCGGCGCAACGGCGCCGGCCATGGTCGTGGGCGGCGGCATCACCGCAGAGGTGGAAGCAGACGCCACTGCGTTCAGCGGATACGCCCTGAAGTTCCAGAAGAACAGCGGCACGGCCACTGTCTACCTGTCGCCTTCGACCGTGTTCGGTTCGGCGAACATGGTGTTGAAGAAGAAGAAATACTTGGTGTCGATGTACGCCCGGGCGGGCACCGCTGGCCATCAGTTCCGCGCTGGCTTCCGTGCCATCCAGGCCGACGGCACCGTGGTGTTCCACTACCCGAGCAACATGACCGTCACCACTGAGTGGGCGCGCTACACAACGGTCATCGACATGACCGCCTCGCCTGCCGACAAGATGATCCTGTGCATCGACGCCAAGTCGGGCACCGGCGCCTACGGCGTGCCAGTGTGGGTCGACAAGATCATGGTCGAGGAGCAGATCGGTACTGGCACCGAGCCCTCAGCATTCGTGATGGGCAACAGCGCCGGCCAGGTAACTGGGCTCGCTGCCGCGCAGACCGCGCTGGAAGCCCGTGTGACTGCTGCAGAAGGGGTTAACACCTCCCAGGCCACGTCGATCACCAACCTGAACAGCTCGCTGGCCGGCAAGGCGGACGCATCCGCGCTCACCGCCCTGACCACCCGCGTGACCGCGGCCGAAGGGGTGAACACCTCGCAGGGTGAGTCGATCACCAGCCTGACCAACAGCCTTGGCAGCAAAGCGGACGCATCTGCGCTCACCGCACTCACCACCCGTGTCACGGCTGCCGAGGGGGTGAACACCTCGCAAGGCACCGCGATCACCAACCTGACTAACAGCCTGACTGGTAAGGCTGACGTGTCCGCGCTGAACGCGCTGACCACCCGCGTCTCTGCGGCGGAAGGGTCGATCATCAGCCAGGGCAACTCGCTGACCAGCGTGCAGGCTACCCTCGGCAACATCGGCGGGAACGGTACCAACCTGCTTCCCACCGAGTGGAGCTGGCTGACCTCCCTGAACGCACCACCTCTGCCGAAAGGCGCTGCGGTAAACCTGAGCATGGTGGCGATCGCAGAAGCTGATTCCGGGTTCGGGGTCAAGTCGGACACCGTAAACGGTGGTTCGGTGACCAACAGCTTCTACATGTACTCCCCGGCCAACAACGCAGGCGGGCGAAACATCCGCATCGAGCCGGGTACCTACCTGGTTTCGATGTACGTCAAGGCCAGCGCCGCTGCAACTGTCCGCGTCTCGCTGTACGACGGCACCCACCGCTACTCGGCGGACCAGACCTCGTCGACCACCCGTACCCGCATGACCTTCCCGGTCACTGTGACGGATTCGGCGCGCATCTCGGTGACCGTGTACCCGAACCGGACGATGCTCAACGACATCAGCACCGAGATCGACTCGGTGATGATCGAGCGCCGAATCGGCGAGAGCAACACCCCGTCCCCGTTCGTAGCAGGCCCTACTGGCTCCGAAGTCGCCACCTTGGCCAGCGCACAGACTGCGCTGGAGGCCCGTGTCACAGCTGCAGAAGGTGTGAACACCTCTCAAGCGACTTCGATTACCAACCTGAACAGCTCGCTGGCCGGGAAGGCAGACGCCTCCGCTCTCACAGCCCTGACCACTCGGGTTACGGCGGCTGAAGGTGTGAACACGTCGCAAGGCAGTGCGATCACAAGTCTGACCAACAGCGTCGCTGGTAAAGCGGATGTGTCGGCCCTTAACGCGCTGACCACCCGTGTCACGGCTGCCGAAGGCACGCTGACCGCGCTCAGCAGCTCGGTAACCACCGTTCAGGCCACGCTGGGCAACATCGCCGGTAGCGGCGTCAACCTGCTGCCAAGCGAATACAGCTGGCTGACCAGCACTACCCTGCCGACCATGACCAGCTCGCTGTCCAACCGGTCCGGCGTAGCAGTGGCGGGCTCCCCTTCGGGCTTCGGCTACTACCTGCAGGCGACCAGCAACAGCCTGTTCTCGTACATGGTCATGGCGCCGAGCAACGCGGTGGCCAACTACAACCTGAGCCTGGAGGCCGGCACCTACCTAGTGTCGATGTACGTCAAGGGCGACACGGCTGGCCAAGTCATGGCCAACCTGTACGACGGCACGAACTCGCGCTCTGCGACCCTGGCCTACACCACCGCGCGTCAGCGTCTGACCTTCGTCATCACCTTGCCTGCGGCGGCCAAGAGCGCGCTGCTGATCTACCCGAACCGCCAAGGCGCTGCCACTGCTGGCATCACCGTCGATTCGATCATGATCGAGAGCCGCGTAGGCGAGAACAACACGCCGTCGACCTTCGTGCCTGGTCCGTCTGCATCGGAAGTGGCCGGCGTGGCCAGCGCTACCACCGCGCTGGAGGCCCGTGTCACAGCCGCAGAAGGTGTAAACACCTCGCAGGCTACGTCGATCACCAACTTGAACAGCTCGCTGGCCGGGAAGGCAGACGCCTCCGCGCTGACAGCGCTGACCACCCGGGTAACCAACGCAGAGGGCGTGAACACCAGCCAGGGCAGCGCAATCACCAGCTTGACCGCAGGGGTGGGTAACACCAGCCAGGAAGACGTCCTGCTGAACCCTACGTGGGCTGCGGAGGGCTCGCTGAAGACCGAGAACGGTTCGGTCTACCAGATGGACTACGCCAACGCCACGGATGCAGGCGTACCAGCAGGCGCGCCGGCAGGCCGACTGCTGTGGCGTCTGAAGAAGGCTGCGGACTCCGGGTGGGGAGGCACTGTCCTGAACTCCGCCTACGCCATTGGCGGAACGAACCAGATCTACAGCCGTGCTAACGCCGGAGATGTGATCAACCTGTCCTGCCACATGTTCTGCGAGAACACGGCCGCGAACGCAGGCAAAATCGCTATCACTCCAGTAGACGCTGACGGTAACAGCGGCGGCGTGGGCAACATCAGGATCTTGGGCTACGACGCTGCAACTGGCGGCTGGCAGTTCCTGACCGCTCAGTACACCATTCCGGCTGGCTACGCAGGCTTCCGCATCTACGTGGTGCCAGAAGGCGTGGCGCCGGTAGGGTTCAAAATGTGGCTGGCCAACCTGAAGGTCACCCGTCAGACCGCAGGTGAGAAGACCCTGGCCTCTGCCCAACAGGCGCTGGACACCCGCGTGACGGCTGCCGAAGGCACCATCACCAGCCAGGGCAGCTCGATCACCAACCTGAGCAACAGCCTGGCCAACAAGGCGGATGCTTCGGCACTCACCGCACTGACCACTCGCGTCACCGCCGCTGAGGGTGTGAACACCAGCCAGGGTACGTCGATCACCAACCTGACCAACAGCCTGGCCGGGAAAGCCGACGCATCCGCACTGACGGCGCTGACCACGCGCGTGACCGCCGCTGAAGGCGCGATCACTTCTCAGGGAAACAGCATCACGACGCTGACGTCGATGATCGGCCAGCAGCCCGACAACCTGATCCTGAAGGGTACCTTCGAGGACGGTGACATCGGTCCGTGGACTGCCAGCCCGTTGATTGCCAACGTGACGGCCCACGCTTCGTACAGCAAAGCCATCCAGTTCATGGCCAACAGCTTCTGCGGTACGACTCGGAACGTGATCACCCGCGGCGGGGAGGAGTTCGACTGCTCGGCGGATGTCTGGAACAACTACATGACGGCTGGTCAGACCACCCGCCTGCAGATCCAGTTCTACGACAAGGCCGATACGAGCCTGGGCTACTTCACTGCGTTCACCGTATACGCAGGTGCAAACGGCTTCCAGACCTACAGCGGTCGCATCACCGCGCCTGCGGGTTCGGTCACCGCGCGCTTCGTGGTCCGCCACGAAACCTCGGACGGCACCGGCCGCTCGCTGTGGTGCAACATTCAGGCGCGTCGTGTGTCGATGGCTGACTCGGCCAACGCCGCGGCTACCAGCGCGCTGACCACCCGTGTGACCTCGGCGGAAGGCTCGCTGACCTCGCAGGGCAGTTCGATCACCAACCTGACCAACTCGATGAACGCTATTGCTGGCTCGGGTAGTAACCTGCTGCCGGCGGAATACAGCGCCTTCTCGGCGACCGGCCCGGTCACCTCCACCAACGCAGCCTACTCGGTGGCTGTTGAAGCGGACGCCGCTGCGTTCAACGGCTACGCGCTGAAGCTGACCACCAACAACACCACCAACAGTACGATGTACTTCGTACCGTCCGCCGCCGCGACCGTCGTTTACGGCCACGCCAACATCGGCTTCAAACGCGGCAAATACATCGTCTCCTACTACGCGAAGGCAAACGTCGCTGGGCACACCATTGCGCCGTTCCTCAAGAGCATCGCGGTGGGTAACGCGAACGTTAACTCGAACATCGCCAACCAGAACCAGGCACTGACCACGGACTGGGCGCGCTATTCGGCTGTGATTGACATGACCTCGGCCAGCCACGTCGGCGACCTGATGATGCTGTGCATGCAGCTGAACGTCTCGGTCACCTCCGGCCGTATCGTGTGGATCGACAAGGTCATGATCGAGCCCGCGGTAGGAGGCGGTACCGAGCCGTCTGCGTTCGTACCAGGTAACAGCGTCCGCCAAGTGATGCTGAACGCCGCTGCCACCCAGGCTCTGGATACCCGACTGACCGCCGCCGAAGGGGTTAACACCTCCCAGGCGACCTCGATTACCAGCCTGAACAGCTCGCTGGCCGGGAAAGCTGACAACTCCGCACTGACAGCGCTGACCACCCGCGTCACCGCAGCGGAGGGGTCCATCACCAGCCAGGGCAGCTCGATCACCGCCCTCAGCTCCACCTTGGGCGGGATCTCGGGTAACGGTGCCAACCTGCTGCCGTCGCAGTACAGCTGGCTGACCAGTGCGGTTGCACCTCAGATGGCGGTATCCGCTACCACGATCGCAGGTGTTGCGGTGGCTGGGTCGGTGAGTGGCTTTGGCTTCACAGCGACTTCCACCTCTGCAAGCACTGGCTGCTACGCCGAATTGGCCCCATCCAACAACGCCGCCGGCTGGAACATCTGGATGGAGCCAGGCACCTACCTGGTGTCGTTCTACGCCTCGGCGCCGAGCGCTGCGTCGGTCCGGGTCAGCATGTACGACGGCGCACAGCGGTACAGCCCGACCTTCACCCTGAATGCTACTCGCACCCGCTACTCGGGCGTGGTGACTGTAACAGCGGCTACCAAGGCCGGCCTGGTGTTGTTCTACAACATGGGTGGCGTCAGCGGCACTGTTGTCACCTTTGACTCGGTGATGATCGAGCGGCAGATCGCCGGGGGCACCGTGCCTTCGAGCTTCGTCGCCGGCCCATCCGCCTCGGAAGTAACCGGCCTGGCCACTGCTCAGCAGGCCCTGGATACCCGCGTGACCGCCGTAGAGGGTGTGAACACCTCCCAGGCCACGTCGATCACCAACCTGAACACCTCGGTGGCCAGTAAGGCCGACGCTTCGGCGCTGAACGCCCTGACCACCCGGGTGACGACTGCCGAGAACACGATCACCAGCCAGAGCGGCGCGATCACCAGCCTGACGTCCGGCCTGAACGGGGTGTCCACTGACAACCTGATCATCGACCCGACCTACGCTGTCGGCAACAACACCAACCAGGGTACCGTCACCGTCCTTACCCGCACGGCGCCGACCGTGACCTCGATCGGCTGCCCGGCACCGCGCGTCCTGAACTGGCCGGTGGCAACCAGCACCGGCAACACCTACATGGGTATCAACGCGGTCGTGAACTCGCGATCGCCAGAGTCGGCGCTGGCCCACAACATGGCCGTGGCTGAGGGCGAGACCTACGACTTCGAGCTGTATGTGTTCTCGACGGTGGCCCGCCAGTATGGCCTGTGGATTCAGTTCTACGACACCGCCGGTGCCAGCATCAACCACACCTGGGCTGCCGAAGGCGGTGACGGTGTGCGCCTGTCCTCGACGGCGGGTGCGTGGGTCAAGCTGACCGGTACCGCCACTGTTCCGGCCGGCGTGATCCGCATGGCCATGTGCTTGCGCTTCAGCGCTGGTGACGCCACCACTGCCCAGATCTGTTCGCCGGTGTGCCGCAAGCGCGACGGCCAGACCAACGGCCAGGCCTCCGCCATCCAGAACCTGGACACTCGCGTGACAGCGGCTGAAGGGGTGAACACCTCACAGGCAAGCTCGATCACCAGCCTGACCAGCACCGTGGCCGGCAAGGCGGATACCAGCGCGCTGAACTCGCTGACCACCCGCGTGACGGCAGCCGAAGGTTCGATCTCCAGCCAGGGCAGCGCTGTGACTGCGCTGCAGACCTCACTGGGCAACATCGGCGGTACCGGCAGCAACCTGAACCCGTCGGAATACTCGGTGTTCGGCCCGAATCCTCCAACCATCGGTGCACTGAGCAGCGGTCTGACCGCAAGCACCGTCGCGGACTCGGCGACCTTGGGCGGCTACGCGCTGAAGTTTGTCAGCTCCAACACCACCACCACGCTGGCCTGCTACCTGCACGCCTCTAACACGGTGGCGGCGGTTGGCTCGTTCCCGATGGCGTACAGCCCGGGCAAGTACATCCTGTCGTTCTACGCCAAGGCCAACGTAGCCGGCCGCACGATCAAGGCTTGGCTGCGCGCGCTGAACTCGGCAGACGCAGTGGTTGCACCTACGGCGCCGACCTTCACGCTGACCACCGGGTGGGTCCGCTACTCGGCCATCATGGACCTGAGCAACGCCACCACCTACTCGGGCAGCCGGATGGTGTTCGCTGTCACTCCGAACAACTCGGGCGTCTCCGGTACCGAGGTCTACCTCGATCGGATCATGGTCGAGCAGCAGATCGGCTCCAACGCTACGCCTTCCGCGTTCGACGGCGGTACCAGCTACACCCAGGCGCAGGCCCAGGCATCCGCGATCAACTCGCTGGATACTCGACTGACCTCGGCTGAAGGGGTGAACACCTCCCAGGCTAGCTCGATCACCAGCCTGACCAGCCGTGTAGGGAGCGCTGAGGCGAGCATCAGCACCACTGCCAGCACCCTGGCCAGCACTAACGGCACGCTGTCGTCGATGTGGGCCATGAAGATGACCCAGACCTCCAACGGGATCAACTACGTTGCAGGTATGGGTGTCAGCCTGGTAACCGACGCGAACTCAGGTATCGCGCAGGCCGCCATCGCCTTCCAGGCTGACCGCTTCGCGCTGCTGAACGTCGCGAACAACTCGGTTACGGTGCCGTTCTTCGTAGAAAACGGGGTAACCTATATCCAGCAGGCGATGATTAAGGCAGCCACGATCACCAACCTGATCGTCGGTACCGAACTCAGCTCCGCTGCACAGACCAACTGGGGCGGCCCGGTGATGCAGGTCAACTTCAACATTGGCCAGGTCGTCACCCGCCACCCTACATCGGCCTGGACTTACACCGTGATGGATAGAAACGGCGTGGTCGTGGTCGTTAACGGGGTAGTCCGGGTGCGGATGGGCGTCTGGTAAGGGAAACAAGCAACTGGTAGGCGTGAAAACGCCTACCACGGGCTAAGGCATATGTGACAGGCTACGGAAATCTGCCAACAGCCTTCGCTAGACACAACGATTTAGGATAACTTATGGCCGCGAAACGGACTTTCGTATCAAAACCAGCCGCAGAGGATCTGCTTATGTACGCTGTGATCAACAAGACCAACAACTTCGACCCTGCCAACAACCTGCGCTTCGCCACCGAAGCCGAGGCCGAAGCCAAGGCAGTCGAGATCCTGAATCTCAACCCCACCCACGTTGTCCTCACCTGCGACCTGCTCAAGTCGTTCAAGGCTGTCGTGACCATCGAGTCCGGCCCTGTGGTTGAAGAAACCCCAGTGGGCGGCGGTGGCGATAGCGGCGAAGGCATGCCCGAGTAAGCATCACCAGGTGCCGGCACCTGCCGGCACCACTTGATGCACGGAGGCATCATGAGCAAACAACTCGAGAAGGACATCGACGTCCTGGCTCGCACCCTTTGGGGTGAGGCGCGAGGTGAGGGTTACACCGGCCAGGTCGCGGTAGCCTGGACTGTCCGCAACCGGGTCGACGATGGCAAGGACAAGTCGTGGTGGGGTGAAGGCTACGCCGGCGTCTGCCAGAAGGCCTACCAGTTCAGCTGCTGGAACAAGAACGACCCGAACTACCCCTACCTGGCAGGGCTGAAGCAAATCCCTGCAGCGCAGTACGCCCAGGCGCGCAAGGCGGCGATCGCCGTGATGACCGGCGAGCTATCCGACCCTACCAAGGGTGCCACCCATTATTTCTCCGACGTGATCAAGGCTCCGGCCTGGTCCAAGAACGCAACTCAGACGCTGTACCTGGGTCACCACCTGTTCTTCAGGAACGTTCCCTAGCCCTGCGAGCGGGCGGCGTATACAATCGCCCAAAATTTGACAAGGATTGTCATATGACAGGGATCAAAGGATTGGTCGCCTTGCTCGTCATCTGCGTCATCCTGGCCGCGAGCCTCGTCGTCTCGATGAAGCACGTCGGCCAGCTCCAGAAGGATCTGGAGGATTCGGCGCATGACCTGCAAACCATCACCGCTGAGCGCGACGGTGCGCTCGCAAGTCTCGACGCTTGCCGGGGCCAGCTACAGAAGAACAGCCTGGAAGCCCAGCAGCAGTCCGAGAAATCCCGACTGGAAACCGAGGCAGCGCTCAAGCGCGCTGACGACGTTCTCAGCCAGCTGCCCACGCAGATCGCTGCCGATCGCAAGGACAGCAAGACGCCGGAGCAGGCGTCGGGTTGGTTGAAGGCGCTGTTCCAATGAAGGCGCCAACGTTGTTGCTGATGCTCGCCGTCCTCCTCCTCGCAGGCTGCACCAAGACGGTGACGCAGCGGGTGGAGATCCCCTACGAAGTCACCGTACCGGTTTATTTCAAGGTAGCTGCGCCGGCAGAGCTGCTGCGTCGCTACATCCCGACCGAGTACCCCGTCTTCATCTCTCCGAGCAGCAAGGACGCTGTGATCGGTATGTCCACCCTGGACTGGGAACGCCTGCAGGTGATTCTGCGGACGCTCGAAAGCAGGGACGAGGCATGGCGCTCCTGGGCTCAGCAACCGGCCGAGGCCAAGCCATGAGCACACCCCAAACCATCGACGTTCTTATCGACCTGGCTCCCTTCGCCATGTACACGGCAGTGCTGGTGAAGCTGCTGTTCGGATGGAGAACGGTCAAGACCCACGGCTTCAACAGCGGGCGCACAGCGATCTTCGCGCTGCTTGCCCTTGTCGTCACCAGCCTACTAGCGGCCAACGTGTACGCCTTCACGGTCGAAGGCAAGACCTACCTGTCGCTGAAAGTCTTCCAGATGTTCCTCGTCGGGAATTGGTTGGTCTACTGGATCGTCATCGACTTCCTCACCAGAGCACCGGAGCAGAAGGAAGCGAGCCGTGAATCTACCGACTGAGCTGATGGAGAAGTTCCATGAGTACGCCTACACGGGCGCGCTCGGGGCCTTCGCCGCGCTGGTAGGCTATCTCTACCAGGTGGCCAAGAATGGCGGGGCCAAGATCAGCTTGCTGATGATCGTGGCCACGCTGGTGATCGGGTTCTACTTGGGGGTTTTGTTTGGCGGCTTCATCCCCAAGGACTGGGGAAACCGCGATGCCGTCCTGCTGCTCGTAGGAGCGACGGGCTTGAAGGGGTTCGAGATCGTCAGCGGCTGGGCCAAGGCTGTGATCCCGCGACTGCTGCAGGCGTTGGTACCAAGTGCCGGGGGCATACCGCCCCCGGATGACCCTAAGCCCTAGGGATGGGTCCAGGCGAATCGGCCAAAGTAGACCGATCCGTCATCTGCTTCATACGACATCTCGTCGTCGCGTCGCTCGATATGTGCAACACGGGTGACGCGCTTCTTGTGCGGCGGGGTCAGCATCTTCTCCAGCCGGCTGGCCTCCTCCCCATCGTCATTGAACATCCGGTACTCGCCCTCGACCTTGATGATCAGCGGGCTGCCCACCGGCGGCAGATGGCCTGACGAGTTGAAGTGTTCGTACTGATCCAGGTCAGTCATCGGCGTAACCCTCCGCAGCTGTCATACCCTCGGGCATTTCCAGCACCTTGAAGCTAAGGGAGGTTTGAGGGCTGTGCTCTACGTACAGCTTTCCAGCCCCTTCAACCTCCACCACTTTGGGTCCTGATTTCTTGTTTACGAAGTCGGCCACCTCCAGGCGGCCTCCGTCGTCGGTGGTAAACACTACGTCCCCTTGGCACACAAGCTGGCCGACTTGGTAGTACAGCCGGGAAATTTCGATCTTGTACACCTTACTCCCCCACGCAAATGATGTTCTGTGCCAGCGCCTGGTCGCTGACCCGGTGGGTGATCAGCAGCGTCTGCTTGGCGGCGGTGGACAGCATCGCCGACAGGCTCGCTGCGTTGTTCTCGGAGCACGACTCGGTCGGTTCGTCGAACAGCAGCGGGCACTCCTTGCCGTACAGTGCGCGGGACAGGCCGATGCGCAGCGCGGTGCCGATCAGCGCTCCCTGAGCACCGGAGGCTTCGGCGCAGGAGATAATCACCCCCGCCTCTGCGTACTGGAACTCACCTTCGCTGTTCAGGATCTGGGTGATGGTGCCCTTGGACGACTGCTTCACGATCTTGGTCGACAGGCCCAGGATCACGGCCCAGACCTCCTGCAGGTAAACCTGCCGGCGATCGCGGAGGAAGCGGACCAGCTTGTTGTACAGCTCGGCCTTATTGGCATCCGCCACCGCAGCCGCCGCCCGCTCGCGCAGGCGCACCAGGTTGGCCTCCGCAGTGCTCAGCGAGTGCTTGGCATGGCCCATGGCCTGATCCGTGGTCTTCTGCTCGGACTGTAGGGTCAGCGCCTTGTAGGCGTGAGCCTGCTTGCGCTCGTTGTAGGCTGCCAGGGTCTTCTCGGCTTCCTGCACCTGGGCGTCGGTCGGAGGCTCAGGCAACGCTGCATAGGCCTCGTCCAGCTCTTTCACCTTGGCAGTCAGCGAGTCGAAGGACGACTTGGCGAAGTCACGCCGGCCAACAGCCTGGGTGATGCGGTCGTTGTGGGCGCCTGCACCATCCAGCTCGGCCTTCAGGGTGGTGTGCTGGGCGCGCAGGTCGTCGTAGGCCTGGTGCTTCGCGCTCTGGATACCCACCAGATCGGACAGCGGTACGAGCGCTGCTACGGTGGCCAGCGCGTCTTCCTTGGCAGCCGCAGCCTTTACAAGCTCGGCCTGCTTCTGGTCGTAGGCTCGATGCAGGTCCTCCAGCGTGCGCAAAGTGCCTCGAGCTTCGCTCAGAACCCGGCGCTTCTCCTTCTCGATCTCTGTCAGGCTGTCCAGCTCGGCCTTCGCCGCAGCCAGTTCGGCTTCCAACTTGGCCGGGTCGTGACCTTCCTTCACTGCGCCACAGGTAGGGCACTCGGCGCCGTCGGACAGCTGCTTCAGGGCCTGATACTTGGAGTTGGCGTCGGACCGGGCTTCCTGTGCGCGGTCGACCGCGCCCTCGGCTTCAGTGATGGTGAACTTCAGAGCGTCCAGAGGAGCAGGCTTCTCTGGCAGTGCCTCGGCAGCGTGGGTTGCGGCGGCCACTGCATCGTCAGCGCGCTTGGTAGCGTCGTGGTGAGCTTGCACGGCCTCGTCGGCCGACTTGCGCTCGGCAGCTGCGGCCTGGCCATCGTCCACCAGCTGCTTCAGGCGGGCGGCCATTTCAGTGGTGTCTCGCAGCTCGCCGGACTCGGCCACGGTCTGCTCGGCGGCGTCGAGCGCTGCCTTCTGCACCTTGTGCTGGGCCTCAGCGGACTCCAACTGGCTGAGCAGGTTGCTTGCAGCCGTCTTCTCGGCGCGCATCGCCGCCGGGTCCAGCTCTGGCGCAACCTCGGTGAACTCACCGTGAGCCTCGACCGCGCGGCGGGCCTGCTCAGCCAGCTCGACCTTCTCGGTGACGACAGCCTTGCAGCCGTCCACGGCGTCGGCCGCATTGGCCATCTCCTCGTCGCCGACCTGCTTGGCCTCGGCGTAGGAGGTATAGAGCGAGGCGATGCGGGCCGACTCGGTGGCCACCTTGTCGATCAGATCGACACCGGCGAACTCCTCGACCTTGCGGTTCAGCGCCGTGGCACCGTAGGTGAGCACGCCGGCCGACTGACCCTGACGGGACTGCATGAAAAGGTCGTAGTCCTTGGCGCTGACGCCGATCAGATCCTCGACGAATTCGGTGACCGCGGTGTGGCCGTTGGCAACCAGCTCGTCGACTGCCTCGCCGTCACGGGAAGTGCGGCGCATCTTGCCGGTGCTCTTGCTGCGGGTGATGTGGTAGGTGCAGCCGCCTGCAAAGAAGGCCAGGTCGACAGACCACTTGTCGTGGCCCCAGGTTGGGATGTCTTCTTTCTTGCCCGGGATCGAGGCGATGCCGAACAGGGCCAGCTTGATGGCCTTGAGCAGGGTCGATTTGCCGTGGGCGTTCTCGCCGGAGATCACGTTCAAGCCAGCTGTGAATTCAGCGGCGAAGGTGCCCAGGCGTTTAAAATTCAGGGTGTGGAGGCTGATAAGGCGCATTGTGGGTGTCCTCAAAGAGAGCGCCCGGCTTTCGCCGGGCGCTGGGTGTTACTTGGCGGCGGGTTTGCGAGGCGCCCGGGTAGGCTTCGCGGCTGCTACTGGCACTGCCTTCGGCTTGGCCGGGGCGCGCTTACGCGGTGGCTTGGCTGCACCAGGCGCAGGCGGGGTCACCACTTCGTCGGTCTGGACGATGTGCTCAGGCATCTGCGGCGGGTTGGAAGGGACAGCTGCCACGATCATGTCGGCGCGGATGGCCACCGGCACGCCGTTGCCCGGGTCAATCACAACGGTCCACAGGTCCAGCTCGCCCTTCTTCGGGCCTAGGCGAGGCTGCGACACGCCGGCACACAGGTAGCCACGGATGTAGCCGCGCTCGGTGTAGGCAGGGTTACCGTCCTGATCCACCCCTGCCCAGTCGCGGCGCATGACCAGCGCCATGAATTGACCGAGGTCCAGACCCAGGTGGTTGTTGCGATTTACGTTGTTTTTGCTCATTACTTCGTTACCCCGTTGAGAACTTCCGTGAAAATTTCTTCAAGCTCCGTACCTGCCAGATCGCGCTTGATGCGCTCCGGCAGGTGTTCCAGGCCGACATCCTCGACGACGTCATCGACGCCACCCAGGCTGTCCTCTGGCTGGATGCAGTTACGGACGGCCAACATGTGAGGTGCGGCCTTCCAGATGGTTTTGATGTACTCGCTGATCTCGACCACAGTGGCGTCGGCCGGCGTGCCGGTGACGTCGATGAACTGGACCTTGCTCAGGTCGGGCAGCTCGCTGTTCACCTTGAGCGACAGGTAGCCTTCATCCTTGGACCAGATCATCCGCTTGGTCAGCGTCGCTGTTTCCAGCTCCAGGTCGTAGACGAACTTGTCGCTGATGTCGTGGAACGACGTCGGGTGGGTGTTACCCAGCATGACGATCCGGCCACCCTGGTGGGTTGACGGGATGTGCTCATGGCCGATGAAGATGAAGTCGAAGGCTTCCAGCAGCTGCTCGCCGACGTGCGCCGGCAGGTTCAGCGAGTCGTCCTCGATGGCCAAGGTGAAATCGTAGTTGCAGTGCAGGACCAGATAGCTGGCCAGCCCGTCACGGGTTTCCGCAGCGTGGGCGGCGGCCTGGGCTACGGCGCGCAGGAACAGCTCCTGCGAGGCGTGGTGCGGTACCAAGTAGATCGAGTCGTGGTGCTCGAAGTACGGAGCGCTGAGATCCTTGGAGCGGATGACCGGCACGCCGGCTTCTGCCAACGCCATCAGCGAGGTGACAGTGCCCTCGCGGTTGGTCTCGTCGTGGTTGCCGGACAGGACGGCCCAGCAGCGCGAGCCCACCTGCATGCCCTGGACGATACCGGCTTCAGGGTTGAACGAGCGGTCGAACAGGTCACCGGCGCAGAGGACCGGGTGCTTGCTCTCGTTGACGACCTTCATGGAAACGTCGAACAGGGCGGTGCGCAGGCGCACGGCCGAGTCCGGGGTGGTGTGAGCTTGACGCTGCAACCAGAGGTGGTTGTCGCTGAATAGGGTCAGGTTCTTCATGAGATTGCCTCTTTGATGGCTGTGTAGCCAACGGCGAGAATTGGAAGGGCAGCGAGAGCCAGGACGCTGCCGAGGATCAGGGCAGCCAGGCGCTGGAGTGTCTTCTTTGACATGATCGTCTCTCCTGAGAGGGCAGCTCGCGCTGCCCGAGGGTTACAGCAGGCTGTGTGCCCAGTCGAAGAACGACCAGGCCGCCGCGATACCCGTGAACATTCCAAGGCCCAGGAACACGCCGGTGTACATCAGGCGGCGGACAACCCGGAGTTCCTGGACAAATTCGTTGGCGAGTTGTTTCAGGAAGGCCCTCACAGCGGTTCGTACCAGCACTTGGCGGTGGCGATGCAAGGGATACCCTTGGCCGAGTAGCCCATGTGCTTGACGGTCAACAGCTTGTCCATGTGCTCCTCCCACTTCAGCCCCTGCTCATGCTTCTCAGCGTGGGTACCGGCCGCGAGGACCTTGGCGTTGACGTCAGGCTTTACCTCGTAGGTCCAGATGGGGTTGAGCCACTTCTCGCCGTTCGGCCCCTTATTAGGCTTGCCCCAGGTTACCGCGATCACTTTGAACTCGGTGTCCTGGAACGGCTTCACCTTAATCAGGTGGATGCTGCGGGTGTCGTCCTCGTAGCCTTCGTTACCCCAGCGCAGGATCGAACCCTCGAAGCCGTTGCGCAGGTTTTCCTGCTGCGCCGCTTCGACTTCTTCCCAGCTGCGAACACGGACGGTCGGGGTCAGGATCAGCAGAGGGTGTGCCGGCGAGGCGTCGAATGCCGCCTTGAGCATGTCAAAGCGCTCACCGAACGGCGCGTCATCCACCACGTCGTAAAGCCAGTAGGCCAGATTCTGCGTGCCGTCCTGCATCTTCTTGATGAAGCCGGTGATCTTCTGCAGCAGTACGCCCTTGGTGTAGATCTCGCCGTCGAGGTGCAGGTTTTCCAACGGCGTACCGACGACCAGGTCGTTCAGGTGGGACAGGTTCACGAACTCGTTGCCGGCGCGGCTGTACATGATCTCGTCGCGTAGGCCGCGGTTACCGTCCAGCTTCGGCTGCAGGTAGGCGGTGTCCCAGTCGATGTCTTCGGCTTTCACCTTGTCGGCCGGCTGGGCCAGCATCGGTTTCTTCTTGCCCAAGGTGTTGGTCACCGGCTCGTTGGCGGCTTCCAAGGTCTCGACGTAGCCGCGGTCCAGCTGCTTGGCATGGCGGGCAATCAGCTCCAGCTGTGCCTGAGTTTCAGCGGTGGTCTCGTTGCTGCGGCCGAGGTTCTTCGCCTCGGTGGGGCTGAATTTCTGGACCGGGCTGCCGTCCATCTTCTTAGCGAAGGTGATCAGCAGGCCGGGCTCCTGTCCGCCGATAGCCTTGATATTCCAGTAGCCGATGGTGCCGGAGTGGTTTTTGTACAGCGTCTTCTCTGCAAGTACCTGCATGGGAATCCTAATATCGAGTTAATGCGCTGATTGGCGGACTTTCTCAAGTGTAACCGCCGATCGCGGGATGTGGAAGTAGGCAACGAGGTGGTCAACCACTCGCTGTGTAATCAGCTTGTTGATGCAGCCAATGCCCTCCCACTGGGCGAGCATGTGGCGTTTGTCGATGTTCTTCTCGCCCTGGATGGCAATGCCGTCCCACAGCTGCAAGACGCCCAGCTGTGTGTCCCAGAACAAAATGAAGTAGGGGATGCCGAGCATGTACCGGAAGGTCCCGATAGCTCCGCGCTGTGATGGCCTCACCATCGCCTTGGCCAGCTTGTGGTGCACCTCACTGGCCTTGATCTCCAGGAACATCATGCGCTGCCCGTCCAGCCCGGTCTCAGCGCCGGGTGGAAGGCCGAGGATGTAGTCGCTTGGCTGGGCCGAGACAACGGAGCCAGCGGCTCCGGTGTCTGTGAGCCGATGCCAGCCGACCAGGTATTGCGCCTTGAGCTGCTTGAAGACCTCAGTCATCTCGCCCTCAAAGACCTTGCCTATGTCAGCTGCCATGTCACACCTTCGTCAGGTAGTCCTTCATCAGGCTGTCCAAGGTCTGGTGCAGGTAGGCCAGGTCGCCTGTGTTGTGCACCTTGACGTTGGTCAGCCCTGGACTGATCCCCCGCTCGCTGGCATGGCCGGCGATGCCGACCTCCTCGATGCCCGGGCGGTCGATCTCGATCAGGATACCGCCCTGCTCTTTGATCCAGCGCGCCTCGGAGTCGAAGCGGACATCACTGAGGATCATGCCGGTGGTGTGCCCAGTCTCGGGCGACCAGAAGCCGTCCTTGACTGTGTTCCACTGCTTGGCCACCAGGTTCACCCACAGGTCCGGGTTCACCGCCCGGCCCCACTCGGTGCCCAAGGTCTGCATCAGCGCGCGGTAGCTGATCCCCGCCTCTGGGCAGATCTGCTCCCGGTCGCCGGTGTGGAAGTGCGGGCCGAATACGGACGTAAGCATTTGCTTGATTGGTTCCGCAAATGCGTACTTACGTAAGTGCATACGTGCGGCAAGGTAGTCGGACATGGTGTCCTTGCCGGACCGGGCCTTGCCGTAGACCCCGATCAGGACGGGCTGCTTCATGCCAGGCATGCTTGGAGCCCCTTACGCAGGTCGTGGGAGAACGGCACCTCGCACTTGGTCAGCAGCCACTGGACGTAGTCCTTCTCCAGGTTTTTGAGCTTGCTGCCCTTGTGCTTGCCGAAGTTGATGGTCATGTTCGGCGTGCCTTCGTCCTTGGTAGCCCAGGCGATCAGCTCGTCCAGGCTGTTCAGGCCAGCTGCCTTGATCGCAGGGGCGACCAGGTCGAGGGTGGCGGTGACGTCAGCCAGTGCGTCGTGCGCCTTTTCCATCGGCTTGCCCAGCAGCTTCTCGTAGGACTGGACCAGCTTGGCGCCTTCCCAACCATGCAGCTTCTTCAGCGCACGGCACGGCTTGATCATGTCGATGGAGAAGACGGGCTTCCAGCCCACCCGCATGCTGATCTTGTCGTCGTAGCTGTAGTTGTTGTAGCCGAACACCGCGTCCACCTTGAGGGCATTGACGGTGTCGAACTGTTCGGTCATGTACTCGATCCAGCACGGCTTGTCGGCCACGTCCATCATGCTGTAGCCGTGAATCGCGGTGGCTTCAGCGGTGATCTCCACGCCGGGGTTGAGCAGCTGGCAATCCTTGTCGAGGATTTCGTAGCTGCCGTCCTGGTGCAGTTTGACGATGATCAACGCAGCCTGCAGAACGCCGCAGGAAGCGGTGTCCAGGCCTGTGGTCTCGTAGTCATAAGCCAGTACGTCGATGCTGCGTCCGAAGTTCATTTGCGTTTCTTCCTTTTGGTGGTGGGCCGCACGTTGGGGAAATACCGGGCACAAAGGTCAGGATGTTCTTTCCTGAACTGGTCAATGCCCGCTTCAGCGCGGCTGAGCTTCGTGCTCAGGCCTCTGATCATAATTCCTTGCTGATGCACCTGCAGTTTCAACTTGTCTAAGGACTCCACTGGAACCCCCGGGGGCAATTGCCCCCGGAGTTCCGACGTCAAGAGTCCGCACCATCAGTCAACAACATCGAGTTCAACCTCCTCGTCTTCGTCCAGCTCAACCAGGGTGTATTTCGTGATTGGATCGAACGGCTCAAGCATGTCCTCGTTCCAGATGTAGCCCGACTCCCACAGGGCCAGATCCACGTATTCCTGGACGTTCTTCGGGCTGATATCGCGGCCCAGTTCGTGTACCCGGCCCCAGTCGGCGCCGATGGAGAACTCCGGCACCTGGCGGACCACATGGTCAGGCGGCGTCGACTCTTCCATGTACTTGCCCATCTCTTGGCAGTAGGCGAGCACGTCGTCCTTGTGCACCCAGGACACGATTTCGTCGTATACCGGGGCGAAGAACTCCATGCGCAACCGGTCCAACATGTCCGACTCGGCCACCCGGGTGAGCACGATCCGCAGCATGTCGGCGCCGGTGCCCTGGATCTGGGCGTTGGTGCCTTGACGATGCTGCCGAGCGACCTTGCCGTTGTCCTTGTGGAAGATGTCGGCCGTGGCGTGACGCTTCGAGCCGTAGGCAGTCAGCGTGTAGCCATGGGTCTCCATGAACTTCGCCGACTCCTCCTGCCACGGCCGGATTCGCCAGTAGAGCTTCATGGTCTGCTCGAGGAGCTGCTTCGCTTCCTCCAGCGGGGCGATCAGGTTGCGGGACAGCGTGCCCGCGCCGGCGCCGTAGGCCATGCCGAAGTTGATCGTCTTGGCCTTGCCGCGGATCGCGATGCACAGCTTGTGCATCGGGTGATCCTCGCTGTCCTTGGCCAGACAGAACTCCAGGTAGTCCATCTTCGCGATACCGGACCCGGTCATGCTGTGCAGGTCTTTCTCGTTCTCCGGGTCGTAAACGCTCAGCATCACCGGGTCTTTTGCGAGGTTCGCCATGATGCGAATCTCTTGACCGTTGAAGTCGATCGCCACGCACAGGTAGTCGCGGTTCGGCGGCACGTAGATCGAACGCATCGCCTTGCCTGCACCTTTCTTCGGCACCTGCAGGATGTTCGGCGCCGAGCCGGTTGGACGGCCGGTGTCGGTACCGTAGTCGGTGATGTACGGGTGAACCCGGCCATCGCGGTGACGCCAGAGCGGGTACTTGTCGTGGTACAGGCTGCAGCGGGTGGTAGCGGTCTTGACCTTACGCAGGACATCCAGGGCGTCACGCTGCCACTGGAGCTTCACGTCGTTCGCGATCGCCGTCAGGATCGCCTGCTCGTCGGTGGACGGGCCAGCTTCCTGAATGCCCACAGCCAGGCGACCTTTGCCTGCCTGCTTGCCCCGCAGCTTGACCGGCACGCCGATCTTGCAATACAGCAGCTGTTGCATCTGCGCCGGGCTGCCCACGTTCAGTGGGTCGCCGAAGGTCACGATGCGAGGCTCGACGCCGGCAGCGCGCTGCACGATGTCAGCCATGACTTCCATGTGGGACTCGGCTGCCAACAGGGCCTGTTCCGCGGCGTTGCCGCCGTCCTCGGTCTTCTTCCGCAGATCGCCCATCTTCAGGCAACCCAGGTTTATGGCCTTGGCCAGCAGCTTCACCATGGCTACCTGATCGGCGTTCAGCTCCCAGTTTTCCTCATAGCCTACGGCGCCGGCCGCTTCCAACCACTGGTTGAACGCCTTCTGCGACAGGCTCTCGAACTCGGGCAGGCCCAGGTTCTTCATCGCCGGGTTCAGCTGGGTCGGAGTGAAGGCGAAGGTCGGCATGATCTTCTCCTCCCGATACGGCGTGTATTGGCAGGATGCCTCCAGCTTCTTACGCCATTCGACCAGCTTCTGCGTCGCGACCTCGGTGTTGCCGTCGGCCTTCTTCTTGGCGGAGCGGAAGATGTAGTCCTTCTCCGCCTCGATCAAGGACAGGCAGCCCTCGGTGATGTTGCCGGTGACGTTCTCCAGCAGGATCTGGCGCAGCTCGACCATGCCTTCCTCAATGGTCTTGAGGTCGGCGGCGTGCAGGCGTTTCTGCTGCGCCCAGTTCATGTTGACGCCGCAGATGTAGGAGCGCTGCAGGACTTCGGTCGGCCGCACTGCCCAGCGGCTGTAAAAGTCCCACTGCCCGTCCAGCTTCAGCAGCAGCTCAAGCAGGTCGTGCAGGTGACCTGTGACCAGGGAGTCATCGGTACCGTAGGTGAACGTCTCGTCGGCGGTCAGCTCGCACATCATGTTGACGCCCAGGCCACCGTTGCCAGCTGCCAGGGTGTCTTCAAACGAGGCCTGCTCATAGCCGAGGTAGTTCAGCGACAGGAACTTCAGGCCGGCCGGCGTGTTCTCGTCGTAGAAGCGCTGCATCATCCGGGTGTCGTGGACGTTCTTTAGCCGCTTGCCCAGGTTGGTCTGCGTCACCACGCCTTCAAAGTGGGCGTTGTGGGCGATCAACTGGGTATGCTTCTCGGCGTGCTCCAGGATCTCCAGCACCACCAGCTTGTTGACGTTGGCCGAGTCCTTGTGGTCTACGGGAACGTAGATCACGTTCTCCATGTGCCGCCCGAACTGGAACGAGGCGCCGGCCAGCTCCTGGCTGAGGGCATCGACGAAGCTGTTACCACTGGCCGAGGCCATGCGGAACCCGGGGATTGGGTCCTTGTCGCTGGACTCGTAGTCGAACGCGGTCTTGTCGCCTGCCTCGATCTCCGCAAAGATCGCTGCCTTCATGTCGGCCCAGTTGTTTGCGTCGACCATCAGCGGCGCCGGCAGGACTGGCTCAAAGTGCGACCACAGGTCCAGCGCGCCGATATCGGCCAGCAGGTCGTACAGCCGCTGCGGGTTGGGCACGCGCTTGTCGATGGTCAACTTGGTCAGCTTACGCTGCCGCGGCTTCCAGCACAGCTCGGGCTTGAGGTTGGCCAGCTTCCAGCCAGTGCGCCACTCACCGAAGGACTCGCGCAGCTTGATCAGGATCTTGTTGCCCGTCTCCTCGATCGCCGCGTCCAGCTCGGTAGTGTTGCCGCTGGCCACGATAGCTTGCAGCTCCAAGAGGCCATCGTCGCCGAAAGCCTCGCGAAGATCGCGTATCTTCTTCGGACCGAGGCCTTTCACGCCGCCGTAGTTGTCCGAAGGGTCGCCGACGATCGACTTGGCGAAGCTGGTCAGGTAGTACGGCAAGCCCGCCAGGTCGTGAGTGTCGTCGTAGGTGCCGTCGGCGCCGAAGTGCGGGGCGCCCTTCAGGTAGACGATGGTGTCGTCATCGACCAGCTGCAGCATGTCCTGGTCGACGGTGTGGATGTTCATCGGCCCTTTCACCATCTGGCGAATCCAGGCCATCAGGTCATCCGCTTCCACGCCTTTGACCGCCAGCTGCGTGACGCCCAGGTTGCGTAGGAACTTCTTCGCCCAGTCCATCATGAAGCCGTACTGCTCGATCTCGACCGGCGACTTGTTCTCGTCCTTCTTCGACTTCTGGCCCTTGTAATCAGGGTAGATGCCGGTGCGGTAGTCACGACCGAAGTCGTGGGCAACGATCATTTCCCGCGGCGAACCACCGCCGTCGAGGACCGGGATGACGTAGCGGGTCAGGAAGTCCGCTGCACCAGTCTGCCAGGTGGCGAACCGGCGGTCCGTCTTCTCGCAGTGGATGCCCTCGTCCTTCGAGGCGCCGTAGTAGGCGTGCTTGGCGCACGCCCGAAAGTCCATCACGTTGTAGGGAAGTTTCACGGCTTCTCCTTGCCCACTTGGGCCTGCTGGAGTCGCGCCGCTGCCAGGGCGCAGGCAGTCGAGCTGCCTGAACCACCGGTGCTGAAGGCACAGTCAGCGGCAATGGGGTCGGCCCCATCGCGGATGGCTTGGGCCGTCAGGTTGTTACTGTGAACGGTGCAGGAGACCGGGACGCCCACAACGATGGCTGCGAGTGCCAGGGCGCCCAGCCAGTGCACGATTACTTCAGCGTCCATTACTCACCCCGCGTCAGGGCAGCCCAGCTCACCGGGAACAGCGGCTCGATGATCTTGCCGACCTGGTCGAACAGCTCACGCACTTCCTGCTGGGCGTGGGTGTCGGAACGAGCGTTGAAGGCCATGGCGTAGGCATACAGGCTGCCGGTCCAGACCCAGTGCACTTCCACGCCTTGGGCCAGCACGAAGCGCGCTTGTTCAGGGCACACGCCGTCCTTCAGCATCGAGAGGTAGATGCGGATGCCGTTCTGGACGTGCTGGGTGTAGGTGAACTTCCAGTATTCGCTCTGGTGGTGCTTGCCTGCGCTACCCTGCTTGACGTCCTCGGCCGCGGCGCGGAACTCCTCGGGAACGTAGAACACCGGCTCTGAGGTGATGTAGCGGCGGCTTTCCTCGGACTCGACGTAGCCGATCTTGTGCTTGAAACACTGGGTGCGGATCGGTACAGGTGCTTCCATGCGGATGGAGATGTGGGGGTGGCCGAACGGTACCCAGTGGGTCGGAATCTTGCGCAGATGCACAGCGAGATGGTGTGCCAGCTCGCGGGTCTCCAGCTCGACCATGCTGTCCAGAATGCCGTTCCAGTCGCTGGTCTTAACGCCGCGAGCCAGGTAACGAATCAGGCTCGCGTTCTGGTCTTCGGTGTAGTTGGCAGCGAGGTCAGCGAACGAGTGACGTGCGAAGTTGGCCACGTCGTCGTCGGTCAAATAGTGGCTTTGGTAAACGGCTTTCATGCGCGGATGATCTCCCCTTTCTCACCCCAAATAGGCTTCCCGCCTACGGCGACCATGGCTGCGTTCATTTCAGCGCGGCTGAGCAGCTTGCCGCGGATGTGCGGGCTGTGGCTGCCAATGTCCTCGGGCATGCACAGGATCAGCGTGCCTTTCGACAGCTGACCAGGTTGCCGGAGGGTGGCACCGTCGTCGTGGACGTGGGTACAGCCGAAGTGCGCCATCAGCTTGTGCTTGTGAGTGGTTTTGCCGGTGCCGGCAGGTGAAGCGAAAATGATTGGCATCGCCTAATCCTTGTTCTTTACATGTAGGTAACGTCGGCCAGCAGGACCTGGGGCGGCCCTCTGGTGCTCTTGGGTCTGTTCGAGCCGGGGTCCTCGCCGCCGACCGAGCCCACCTTGATGTCGTCGATGTAGATCGAGGTGCCGGAGACCCACATAGCCTCTTGGTAGAGGTCCCAAGGGGAGTGGGTGATGGGGCGTTTCTCAACCCACATGCGGGAGAACGACATGGCAGCGGCGTAGGACCGACCGTCTTGGGGGATGCTGAACGAGTTCGGGCCGGTCCCAGTCACCTGGAACACGTCCTTCAAGGTCAGGACCATGTAGGCGGCGTCGTAGGTCAGCTCGCCCGAGGCGTTGAACACCTGCATGCCAGAGTTACTGGCTGCAGGAGGCCCCTTGTCGAAGATGTAGAGCTTCACGTCCGCTTGGCTGTTGGCCCGCAGCGTGAATCGCCAGAGGTTGGTGCCGATGTAGACCCTGCTGAGCACGACCACTCCGATGCCGTTGGTGTTGCCCAGGAACAGCATCGGGCTCACACCGTAGACGTCGTAGTAGGTTTTGTTGGGGTAGCCTGCAACAGTGATCACCGGGGCTGCCCGAAGGCCGACCGCCGAGTAGTTCTCGTCGAACTGGACCGTGCCCCAGTCGTTGATGCTTTGGAATCCTGTAGGCATGGTCAGCGGAACCCGTAGGTGATGATCACTGGTTTGTTGGAAGTCCACTGCACGTTGCCGAACTCCCAGAAGAGGGTGTTACCCTCGAACCAGATGTCCGGCAGCAGGTGGTTCAGCTGCGGTTCCTCCACCGGGGTGGCGTAAGCCCAAGGCGTGCCTTTGGCTGTATCCGTCCAGACGCTACCGCTGCTGGTACCTGAGTCCACTGTCCCAACGAAGGTGCCGACCCTGGCACTGGTGTCTACGATCAGACGACCACTCGCATCCCATACTTGCAATCCGTTAGGCATAGGCTCCCTACCTTATTGCTCTGTGCGCAGCTCCGACTTAGGCGTCCAGCCGCTGTCCTTCTTCACCATGCAGCCCACGCCGATGGCGTACTTCACGGTGCGGTCGGTCTGGTAGCCGTACAGCTGACAGCTGCCGAGGTTCCAGGCGGCCTTCACGACCATAACCATGAGCACCAACAGCAGCAGGATCAGCCAGGTCAGCGTCTTGACCGACAGACCTTTCTTCTCCGCGGCCATCAGGCTTCCACCTGCAGGTAGTCTTCGATGCGCAGACCGAACTCGCGGCCGATTTCGCGCAGGACTTCCATCTCGGCCTTCTCGATCGGCATTTCAGCCTGGGCCATGGCGATCATGTTCACGAACACTTCTTCAGCGTCCTGCTTGTTGTTCTTGATGTCGGCGATTTCGCGCTTGATGTGCACACGGCCCACGATGAAGTTGGCCTTCAGCTGCGCGCTGAAGCGGTTGATGGTCTGGCCGATCTCGCTGCCGAAGTGGGTCAGCGCCGGGTTGGAACGGATCAGCTCGTCCAGCTTCAGGATCTCGTTGTCCGAGATGTTGCCGTCGGCTGCGGCCACCAGCAGAGCACCACCCACGATGGCTTCCATCAGGTCCTTGTTTTCGACCTTCTTCATTTCAGCCAGGGCGTTGCCAGCTTTGCGACCGAACATCTTGCCGAGAGATTTCAACATTGCGTAAGTCCTTGTGTGCGTAGTTACTTGCTTGAGTAGGTACGCAGTTACGTAAGTACGCAACTGCGCAATTGCGTAGGTACGTGCTTACGGAGTAACGATGATCCAACTATCGCCGGCTTTCGCCAAGCAGTAATTGGTTCGGCTGTCGAACTTGGTGGTCACGCTGTAGGCCTTGCCGTATGCCTCACAGCGGTCCATCCGCTCGTTGGTCTTTACGACAGCCATCACGATCACAGCTGTAACCACCAGTCCGGCCAGCCAGTAGCCGATGCTCACTGGCCTGGCTCCTTATCAGCGCGCTCCTGGGCTGCAGCGTCGCTGTAGCCTTTCGGGTAGCGCTTGCCGAGCAGCTTCACCATGTTGGCAAAGCCGGCGGTCTGCATGCTCAGGCCAACCGGGCCGAGCAGCCCCTGGATGAAGAAGGAAGCGTCGCCGCCCTCCTCGAGGATGTTGTCGACGTCCAGCTGGCCACCGAAAACGTGGTCCAGCACAGCTGCCAGCATCTCGGCGCCTTCGCCTACCAGGCCGATGGCCATGTGCAGAAGGTGGGCCTTTTCAGGGGTCAAGGCAGCCAGCGACTGGTCCAGGCCTTGACTGGTTGGGAGGACGTAGCGCTCAGCTGGCTGCACGTCTTCCTTGTTGTAGATCGCGATGCGCTTGGCCTGGTCCAGGCCGTGGCCGGCGTTCACCATAAGCACGGCGGCGCGGGTCAGCGTCACGAACTTGTCGAAGGTCATCTTCTCGACAATGGCCTCGCCCGGCTTGGACAGCTCGCTGACCATCTGGGCGTAGGTGGTGCCCTTGATCTTCTCCTGTGCTTCCGGCGACACGCCGGCCAACAGGCTGTTGCAAAGATCCAGGTCCAAATTCTCGGGGTACTGCGGCTTCACTTGCGTCATGCAAATCTCGAATCAGTAGTGGAAGGAAAAGCCCGGCGATCGCCGGGCTTTAAGGGGAGCTGCCAGATTAGGCGGCTGCGGCTTCACCGGCGGCTACGCGCAGGGCCTTGAACAGCCATGGGCGGAAGGCTTCATCGCCGGAACCGATCTTCTTGCCAACGCGGCATTCGATGATCAGGTTGTTCGCAGCGGCACGGAACAGCTGCTTACCGACTGCGAATGCGCCTGCCAGACGGTCACGGGAGGCCGGTGGAATGGACAGGGTCACGATCATGCCATCGTACTCGTCGTCACGATTCACCAGCATGGCCATGCCTTCGATGTAGCGCTTGATGTCGAGCGGCTTGCCGTCGACGCCGTAGCCGTCATCGCGCCATTCGGCCAGGGTTTCTTCAGCGCTCGAACCGTCGGCCTTGAACTTGCCTTCAGGATCGTAGCTGTAGTAGACCTCGGCACCGTTGCCGCTGTACTGACGGACGATGTACAGGTTGCGAGTGGACATGATCTGGACTTCGATTTTGTCGCCCAGGTTCACGTCTTCGCTGCCCAGCTGGAAGTTCGCTTCGTGCAGCTTCACACGCTCGAACGACATGCCGGTGAGGGTCAGGCCCTCGAAGCCTTCCTCAGCCATGTCCTGGCTGAAGTTGGCCATCGCACCAGTGGTCTTGTGAGCCACGGCCACCTGGGTGGTCTGCTCGGCTGCCACATGGACCTGCTTCTGCTCTGCTACCACTTCAGGCTTTTCGGGCTCAGCCACGGCTGCAGTGTCAGCGGCGGCTGCGTCCGAAGCAGCTTCAACGGTAGCGGCTACATCGCCCTTTGCTTCCCCTTGCTCTGCAACAGTCTGGCTCGCGCCAGTCTGCGACTCGGCATCCTTGCCAGCGCCTTCCTTGGCGATAGCGTCCGTGCTTGCATCGTCCTTGACGACTTCAGTCTGCTGCACCACCGCGGTGGTGGTGACCTCGTTAACAGACTGTTCGGAGCCTGCGGCTGCGTTAGCGGCGGAGGCTTCGTTATCAACTACATCTGGTTTGCGCAGTGCCATGGTCGTGTTCCTTTCGTCAATTTAAACATCATCGTTATCATCGGTTAATCCGCCATATGGCGAACTAACTAGCGCAGCTGGTATTTTATACAGCGCCGTCTGCACCGCTGTCAAGACAGCCGCCATCCTCGAATTGCTTCGTGAATGGAGGCGGTCTCAGGTGGGGTTAACCGAGCAGTTCGTACAGCAGGTCGTGCTTGTCCTTGATGGCTCGGTTGTTGCTCCACTCGTTCTCGAGTAGGGCCTTGAAGTTTTTGTCAGCCAGCGTCTTGAGTACCCGCAGGAAGTACACGTTGACGATGTTGACCTGACCCTTGCGGTCAGCCCTGGCGATGGCCTGCTTGGCGGCCTTCGGTGAGGTGGGGGTCTCGTAGAAGATGATGTAGCCGGCGACCTGCAGGTTCAGCCCGGCGCCGCCGGAAACCCATTGGATCACGATCACGCTGCAGTCATCGTCGTGGAGGAAGCGATCCAGCTCGCCCTGGCGGTCACGGCTCTCGCCGTAGACGACCGCCACGTTCATGTGGGCGAATTGCTTGGCCAGCCCCTCGATCGCCTTCTTGTAGTAGGCGAAGATGATCAGCTTACGGGTTGGCTGCGGGTTGATGGTCTCGACCAGCTCTCCGCAGGCCTTGGCCAGCTCGTTGTGCTCGTTGAACGACTGGTCGAACTCGCCCGGACAGCTGATGATCTGTAGGGCCAGGTGCCGCAGCGCGCTGACGTTGTCCGGTGCCAGCACCTGGTCGCCCAGGATAGCGAAGCGATCGTTGACCACCTCCCGGTACAGCCGCAGGTGCTTGCCGGACAGCCTCACCGGCAACTGGCTGATGATCGGCTCAGGCATGTTGATCACGTCGCGCTTCTGCACCCTATGGGCGTTCTTCCAGAGCGCATCGTAGATGCCCTGCACGTTTCGGTACTCGGCGATCTGCTTGACCTTCGCCGTCTTGCCGTTGGCCAGCGGTACCTTGAACGTCTTCTCGATGCAGTGCTGCCGGATGAAGGCAGCCTTGTTCATGAAGGCGCTAGGGTTGATCAGCCGGATCAGGCCGTAGGCGTTGTGCAGCTTGGTCGGGATCGGTGTGCCGGTCATCACGTAGATGGCCATCTCGTCCTTCAGCTGCAGGGACATCTCGTAGACCGACTCGGACAGGATCGAGTCCAGGCCGCACAGCTGGTCACCCTCGTCGAAGAACAGGACGTTGTAGCCCTCCTCCTTCAGCTTCATCTTGCGGGTGTTCTCAGCGTATCCCTTGCGGTCGATACGCCTGCCATCCGACGTGTAGGGCTGCGCCCCGACGCTGAACGGCGTGCCGTCCTCCAGGAAGTACGGCGTGGCGTATTCCTGATCGGTGCCCACGGCGTTGGTATTGCGAATTTTCCAGAGGTTATTGCCGATTTTCTTCTTGTTGTTCTTGTCGTTGTACATCCGGTAGATGCCGTAGGACATCACCAAGATGTCCGGCCAGCCCTCGGCTGCCCAACGGGTTTCACGCTTTTTCTTCTGCTCAGCCGAGCAGGCGATGTCCTCGATCTTCAAGTGACGGCTGACGCCCGGGAAGAAGGCCTCGAACTCGTCCATAAACTGGGGAATCAGCGCGGGCAGCGTCACGAAGACGACCTTGTTGCCCAGAGCAGCCATGGTGATGGCGTGGGTCTGTGCGGGGTAGGTCTTGCCAGCGCCGGGTTCGGAGAAGTCGCCGTACCGCATGTGGCGGGGGTACTTCTTGATCATGTCCATCTGATGGGGCATGGGCCAGTTCGGGAGTCCAACCTTCTCGAACCAGGCGGGGTGGTTCTTCACCCCGCATGCCAGCATCAGGTCGTGGAGACTCGATGCCATGAGGACTACCTCTTGTAGAACTGGCTCTTGTTGCGCTTTTCAAAGTCGTCGCGACAGTCCGCGTCACAGAAACGCGACTTTTCTTTGAAGGGTTCGCCACAGTTGTGGCAGGAATCGGCGAGGGGAATAGGCTTCTCTCCAGGCTTCCGTGCCTGGCGGATCTGCTCCTCGAGGAGACGATCCTGTTCCACCGTGGCCCGATCCAATGGGTCCGCGTAGTGTTCCATGATTTAGGCTTCCAATGCTTCCGTTGAGTCGTTGAAGTTGTTCATAAGGGTGCCTTTGTCGGTCAACTTTCCTTGGTTGACCACGAAGACATCCACCTCACGATGCGGGTGTGGCTCCATGCGCTCGAAGTACACCTCACCTTCCAGCAGCGTTGCAAGCTGGTCGTAGTTGCGGATCGGCGCGATCTCGCCGACCGACTTGGTGTAGCCGAGGTAGCGGGGCATGCACGACTGCAGGACCAGGTACAGCTGGTCGCCTTGGCGCCAGTAGTGCAGCCCAGGCTCCAGGCGGTAGCGTTCCTCGAAGGTCGGGTCCGCCATGGTGTTCAGGGTGGTGAGCACCTTGTCCACTTCCGAGGCCGACTTGCCGCGCTCGCTGATCATGACCTGGCCACCCAGGTACTCGACCAGTGCGTCGTTCAGACGCTGCACTTCCTCAACGCCGCCCACCTTGAATTCCTTCATGGTGTGCATGAGCATGTGCAGCCCGGTCAAGCAGGTCTGCATGCCCCACTTGGGACGTTCAGCGAGCGCCTTGTGCACCAGGTCGGCCTTGCTGTCGAAGATCTCCAGCAGAGCCTTGGGCGAGGTGCCCATGGCCACTGTGACCATCGCCTTGGCCAGGCGCAGCAGCGACTGCCGCTTCGAGCTGGCGATCTTGAAGTTGGTCTTGTACGAGTCGTTGGTCAGCGTGCGGGCCTGCAGCCTGACCTCGACCGAGCGGCTGCGCAGGGATGGCATCGCTGCCAGCTGCTCGCTGGTGTACACCAACGGCGCCGAGACGCGGTCTTCGGTGACGCCGACGTCTCGGTCGGTAAGCCGGCCACGTTGGATCGGCGCGCTGTTCCAGGATGCCTTCAGCACGCCGGCGATCTTGGCGTACATCTGGGCGCCCAGCATTACCGGGTTCACTTCCTCGACCAGGCGCGGCACCGTGGTGCTGCTGCTGACGAACTTGACCAGCGGGTAGAACGTGCCGACCTCGACGTTCTGGAACTCCGCCCGGGTGTAGTCGATGCCGTTGATCATGGCGATCAGCATGGCCAGGCTGGTCTTGCCAGAGCCAGCGTTACCGGAAATGTTGCAGACCGGGAACTGGGGCTCCTCGAACTGGATGTGCTGCCGGTAGTGGCAGGCAGCGAACCAGCCGATCAGCATGGCCATCTGCACAGGCTCGTTACAGTGGCACAGGGCACGGATAGCCGTTTCCAGCTCGACGTCGTCGACGAACGGGTTGGACTGGCTCAGCAACGCCGGGGATTGCCGGGGGTTGCCGTTGAAACGGTAGGCGCTGCGGCCTCCCATCGAGTTGATCGAGGCATCCGATTCAACATAGTGAGGTACAGGGTGCTTACCGCTGCGGTCCAGAATCAGACCGCACACGTCTGCACGGATCATCTTGTCTAGCTCCTTGGATTCCGCCCTCTCTTTGGCGAAAAATACGATGGCCTGCAGCATCTTTTGGATTTCAGCGTCACTGGCAAACACGGCGCAGGCGGCGTGGCCCTTGACTGTGTTGATCAGGTCGCGGCGAGAACCCCAGGTGCGCTCCGGCATCTGCATGTCCTCGATGCGGGTACCGTTCTCGTCGAGCAGGGTGCCTCGCAGTTCGCGGCGCGGGCTCTCCTTCCAGGCCGGGCTGCCGTCCAGGGCGATCGACGGCATTAGCTCGAAGACCTCGGTGTTCGGGAAGAACACGAAGTTGGTCAGCTGACGGCTGCTGTTCTCACCGACCAGCCAGTAGCCGCGTTCGTCGAAGCGGATCTTCGAGTCGTGGTGGTAGTTGGTACCGGCCTCGGACTGGCTGGACTCACCCTTGGCGATATCCGGCCGGCAGATCGGACACTGGCGGCACGGGGTGCCAATCGCCGCGATGAAGGCGCCCGGGGCGAACTTGAACGAGCCACGGAAGGTCCGGTTCAGCTGGTCCTTGACGTGCTTGTACCGCTCGTTCTCGTTGGCGCGACTGCTGCTCTGTACGTTCTTGGTGAACGGGCGCACCAGGTGCTCAAGGTAGAACTTCTCGTCTTCCTTGGTATAGGCCGCGGCGATGTAGGAAGCGAGCTGCATGGCAGCCTGGTTCCAGTTCGATTCGCCGCAATCGCCGTCTGTGATCAGTCGTTCCACGCAGCCAGGGATACCCTCCCACTCACGGAAGACCTCAGCCGGAACCGTGCAGGCTTCCTTCATGGCGCGGATCTTCTTGTTCGCAGCAGTGCGCGCGGCCTTGTACAACGCCTCACACTTCAGGAACGTCAGTTCCTTCGGTGGGTACGGGGTCGCAGCGGTCGGCCGTGCGGCGGCCACGATCGCCAGGTACTCGTCGGCGTCCATGTGGGCCAACTCGTTCGGCGTGGTGGCGACCTTGAAGGTCCCGCTGCCCGGGCGCGGCATGCCCTCGCAACGCCACATGCGGCCCTTGCCGCAGGAATAGACGTTGTAGTCCAGGGTGCTCGGCGTGATCAGGCCGGCCGCAGCCTCTGCCGTCATCATGATCTCTTTGTAGATCATCGGCAGCGCTTTGGTCGGACCTTTGACGCCAAAAACCTGGTACGGGACGGTGATGTGCACGCCCTTACCGCCAGACAGGTAGCAGTGGATGTACTGCTCCGGGATGTCCAGCTTGTTCATCAGGTAGTCGATGACAGCGTTGGCCTCGCCGATCACTCGGTCCAGGTCGTGCTTGTCGTCGAAATCGAAGTACATCGGACCCACGTATTTCAGCGTGTCGATCAGGTCCAGTTCCTGCTCCATTACCTCGTCGGGGTTATGGCTGACCATCAGCACGGTCTGGAAGGTCGGCGGACTCGGCAGGTCGCCTGCGGCGATTTGCTGTTCGGTGTACATCCGCCAGGTGTCGCTCTTGTCTGGGCGGAACTGCAGGAAATAGTTCATGCTCAGTCCTTTGTCATGCGAACCTTGGAGATCCGTTTGACGTAGGTCTTACCGTCCTTGTTGAAGGCCTGGTAGTCCACCCCCTGAGTGATCCCACGCAGGTCCAGCGAGCGGCGGAACAGCGTGATGTTGTAGACCTTCTCCAGCTCTACCGCGTCCCCATCCTCGCAGCGGTTGTAGTAGTCGGCCAGCTTGCCGTAGTCGACCGTCTTTCGTTCCTTGGGGCCGGAGGCTTGGTCGGACACAATTTTCATAGCCTACTCCTGTTGGGTTGACGCACAGCGGGGCGCTGGTAAGCGCCCCGGTGCGTGTGATTTTGCGCACAGCATACACCGATGGCTACGCTGCGAACGCCGTCTTGTTGGTGATCAGCTCCTCGGCGCCGCGGCTGAACGCCACGTAAGCCAGTCGCTGTCGTTCGCTGCGCACAGGGTTGCCCAGGATGTCCTTGATGTCGACGATCGCCCGCTTGTACGTGCTGCCCTGGCTGCGATGCACAGTCAGGCAGTAGCAGTAGCGAATCTCGTTGAACATGCCCTTGAACTCATGGTACTGCCGCCACCAGTAGCCCTGCGCCTTGCCCTCGGCAGCCTGAGCTTTCTGAGCCAGCTCCTCCAGACGCCGCTCGTAACGAGGACGCTCGATCTCGTCCAGGACATGGGCGAAGGCCTGCTGCACGTCGGAATAGATCGGCTGCAGGGTCAACAGGATCGTCTTGTACGACTCGTTGGTCTGCTTGTCGATCTTCTTGCCTTCCTTATGGGCAGAGACGATGCACTCCTCGTCGGTGTTGAGCAGGACGTCGCCGTACAGGTCCTTGATCGTGCCGCCGGTGACGATGCGCTCGCCCACCTCGAAGCGCGCCGCGTCCTTGCCGTAGATCTTCCGACGGATCGCGTTGTTCAGGTCGTCGACGCGGCGGTTGCGCCATGCCAGCACTCGGGTGTGCTCCATGTCCGTGTCCTTGTCGAACAGGGACAGGACGTGCTGGAGGAACTGGGAGTCCTTTAGGGCCACCACGTTTTTATCCGGCACCACGGTGAAGCGGAACTCGCGGCGTTCCTTGATGGCTTCGCGCAGCGGGTGGGTGAGCTGCAGGATGCCGTTCGGCGAGCCGTCCGGGTTGTTCTGGTTGCGCTCGGGCTTGGTCAGCTCACTGCACGGGAAGATGCCGAAGGCCATCGACTTCTCTTCGCGCACCGGCGGCAGCTGCATGTCGTCACCCATCAGCAGGCAGAACAGGCCGTTGGCCTGCAGCTCAGGGATCAGGTAGTTGAACAGCATGAACTCGCTGAGCATCGACGCCTCGTCGAGCACCAGGAAGTCGTAGTCGCACAGAACGCTCTCGCGCACCGAGCGGGCCGCCTTGTTCTCCTTGTCCGGCAGGAGCGACAGGCCCATCGCGCTGTGGATGGTCTTGAACGCCACGCGGGTGGTATCCAGCCCCGCCGCGCGAGCCGCACGGTAGAGCTGCTTGACCGCCTTGTTGGTCGGCGCCGTCACCAGTACCGAGTTACCCAGCTTGATGATGCGCCGGATGACCTCGATGCAGGTGTAGGTTTTCCCGGTACCGCCTTCCCCGATCAGGGTGTGGCCCAGGACCTTCTTCGCCTCAAATGCCGCGACGATGGCGGTTGCCGCCAGTTCTTGGCCGGTATTGAGTGCCATGGGTATATCTCCTTATACCGTTATGCGCTTATGCTATTATGTGCTTATGTGCGCGTCAACGACTTTTTGCAAACATATTCACGATGTTATCCGCCAGAGGTTCTTCTGCGGGACGCTGTCGTGGTTCAGGGGCGACGTCGATGTACAGGACCAAGTCGCGGTTGGCCGTCTCGATGCCGGTCTCAGCGGCCGCCCTGAACCAGTGCACCATCAGCGCACGCAGGTGGAACATCTCGAACGAGCGGATGGCTTCGGGTGTCAGGTACAGGTGCAGGGCATCCATGAACACCTGGATGAACTGGCGCCTGTCTTCCACAGAACCGTGGTCACCTCGCTCGTTGCTGAGCTTCAACAGCTCGACCTTGATCTTGTCCATCAGCGTGGACTCTCGAGGTAGGCCTTCAGGGTCTCGTACAGCCTGCTTGGCCGGCCCAGGCGGAAGTCGAAGCACAGCTGGGTCTGGTTCTGCTGGCTGAATACAGCCATCAGGGTCGCTTCATCCGGCACCTTCCATACACTGCCTGGCGTGTACATGTGCATGAAGTTCTTGGTCTTGGCCGCTCGCCGCTGCTCCGGCGTCACTTGGTCGTACTGGATGCCGTGGAACAACGCGGCGCTGATGGTGTGCAAGTCCAGTAGCTTGGACTGGATAGCCGGCCCGACCCGGGCGGCGTGCGCTGCAGCTCGTAGCTCCAGTGCCTCGAAGCTGCCGATGCCTGGTTGATCTTTAAACATGGTGCTCTCCTCATTGAGGTAGTGTTTGGCCCGCTCGCAAGCACGCCGGATACGGTTGGCGTCTCTCTCTGTGCCGTCCATGACGGCTCGGGAGATCGAAGCCCAGGAGGCCCCCGCCCTCCGTGCACGGGTGGCTGCCTGCAATAGGTCAACGGAATATGTGACTGTACGACCCTGCCGCCGCCGGACACGGCCATCACGGCCGTTCTTTATGCCCTTGTGGATCAGGTGGTGCACGGCACTCCTCAGTACCTGAGCTGGGTAGCCCAGGCCTTCGGCAATGTTCTGCCAGCTGCAGTTGTCCACCTTCATCTCGTAGGCCAGGACCAGCTCGGCGATCGTAGGTAGCGTCACGAACCTTTCATCCCCTTGCGGATCATCACCATTTCCTCGGGGTACGAGCTGGCCGCACAGTAGGTGGCAACCCCGTCCTTATTGAACGTCAGGCGGTCAGCCCATCCGTAGCAAGGCATGAGGCTTAGCGAGCGGCCCAGCCAGCGGCCACAAGCGGACACAGTAGCGGACCGGCACCCGGAGGTAACCAGGACCAGCATCTTGCGCTGCGCTTCCTCCGACAGGTACAAGGACGGGCTGTCCTCACGGCTGCCGTAGTTGATCAGGTCCTTCAAGCGGACCTCCCCGCGCTCGACCATCTTCGCCTCGAACTCCTTGAAGGTTCGCTGGTGGGTAGTGTCGCGCAGGTTGTCCAGGGTTTCTCCCTGGTGTGGGAATGCGAGTTGCAGAAGGGATTTGACGTCCATTGGATCATCCTCAAATAACAAGCAGCGGCTGCGCCTGGACCTCGTCCCAGCCTTTGGCCAGGAGGTGGTCGATTGCAGCCTCGGTTGCCGTTTCCGGCGTCATGTTGGGGTCGCTGGAAGTGACCAGAATGTAGTCGTACTGCTTATGGAACCCTTTCGGGGTGAAGGCCGGGCTCTGGAACCGCACCAGGCGCACCAGGTTGGTCTGGAATCCGACGTGCTGATGGATGGTGTGAAAGCTGCCGAACGATTCATGCTGGTAGACCGAGTAGTCGTCCGGCTTGAAGTCCGGCTCAACCAGCTGCCAGTCGATCCCGGCCTCGTCATTGGGATGGGCACGGTGGAGCATCCCATCACTCGGGTCGATGAATACGCAGCTGCGATGGCTGTTGTGCAGGACGTGCACACCGGCGTTCAACAGGTCCTTAACTTGCTGCAGCTGTAGCATCCTTGCCCTCCTGGATCTTCGCCTTGATGGCCCGGCCCAGCTCGGTGTCGGGCAGCTGGCCATGGGCGACCTTGGCGCCTTGGATCTGTGCACGGAGCACCGCGGCGATGAAGTTGGCGTGGCCAACCTTGTCCAGGTGGTTGTGCAACGCCGACCGCGCCGCCGAGCGGATCTCGCGAGGGGTCAGGTTCTTGAAGCAGGCCTCGGTCAGCTGCGCACCGGTTCGCGGGTGGCGGATTCGGGTACCAGTGTCGGCGCCGGAGGTCAGCTCGCTGATCACCAGGTCCTTGATGTTGCGGTTGCCTTGGGTGCCGTCGGCGTGCAGGGCGAACTCGAAGGTCAGGTCGCCGATCTTCTTGGTCCAGCGGTCGTAGGTGACCACTGGCTTCGGTCCTTCACCGCTCATGAGCTGGACGTCGTCGATGCGTTTCATGGGTATTCTCCGAAGAATTTGACCACGGTTTCCCACGGCACTACGGCCAAGAAGCGGGAGCCCAGGATCTGTTGGTATTTGAGGCGGATGTAAGCGAGAGGCGTACCGTTACCGTCGTCGCAGCGGTGGATCTCGATGTAGTAGCTGTCGTCCAGCTGCGGGTTAGAGCCATAGATCAGGTTTTCCTTGATCCACTCATGGGTTGCCGGCCGGGCTACCACGTCTCCACGCTGAAGCATTTGAGCCTGTCTGCTGAAAGCGAAGCAGCTGACCCACATCTGCAGGCTGGCCCGCTTGCCGTGCTCCATTGGAGGGGACAGGGCGAACAGTTCCTCGATGTCCATGCACTGAGGGAATACCGCCATCCGGCTGGCGGACACGCCAGTCAGCATGTGGGAATTCCGCACGTCATCCGGGTCCAGGTCCTCCAAGAGGGCGTGGGAGCCGCAGTAACCCACCGGGCCTTCGGTGACGGCGGCGTCGTAGTAGGTAGCGAGATTGCTGCACTGGCAGCAGACCACGTTGGCTGCCGGGTTGATCCGGCGGAGTAGCTTCGTCGATAGGATCATTGCCACACCTTGCTGTCGAACCAGCGGTTGATGTCGAATTTGATGCTTGGCAGGATCTTGGCGTCCTCAAGCACGTTCATCATGGCCTCGGAAAGGGCCAGGTCCTGGGCGGTGGCCACGGCCGTTCGGACCGGGGCATTCAGGACCTCGACCCGACGAATGCGGGTCCTGTTAAATTTCCGGTTCGCCACCACGTTTCGCCAGGACGCCGCCACCTTGTTGATGACGTGGATGTCCGGGTGATGCTCGGTGACGTCCTCCCCGTTGGCCTGGATCAGCCGGACGCCGAACGGCGCCTCCAGCGTGACGTTCATCAGGCCGGGGTTATTGTGCATCCAGTCAGCCGTACTGCGTGCCTTGGCTTCGTCCTCGAAGTGCTCGATGACGGGGTTTACGTCGCCGTTGGAACACCATGCTGTCACTCGGTATTTCACGCTTCCTGCTCCTGCTTCTGTACACGCCACGCACACACCGGCAGCTTGAGGTCAGGATACTCCGCCCACTCCCACTGCTCGACGCCGGGGCGCAGCGCCTTGAGGGTGACATTGCGAAGGACACTATCGTCCTCCAGCTTCACCTCTACCACTGTCCCGATTTTCGGGTAGTAGTCGACGTCGAAGTCCTCCTGCGGAAGGGTGTTCCAATGCTCACACATCCCCCGCACCATCTCGACCACAGCGTCGCACTCCCACCCTCCCCTGGTGCCCGTGGTCAGGCCTGCGATGATGTTCATCGCGGTCTCGAAGCGATCCTTGCGGACCACCTTTCCGTCCTCGCGGATCTCCAGCTGCTCCAGCTTGACACCCCTGAATTCAGGGAACCGGAGGTCGTCCTCAGTCACTGCTCGGCTCATAGCCTTCTCCTTCAATCCTTCCGCCCATGTCACGCTGCCACCTCCAGCCGCTGGGCGATCGCCCACTTCGGCACGTTCGCTTCCACCAGTGCCCGGGCCAGCCCCGGCGGTACCGAGTTGCCGACCATGCGCACCTGGGCATGCTTGGCCAGCTTCTTGCCCTTCACGGTTTCGTGCTGGTAATCGGCCGGGAAGCCCTGGCAGCGATACAGCTCATGCGGTTCCAGCATGCGCATGCCGATGTCGACGATCTGGTAGTCCTGGCCCTGGAAGGTGACCAGGCCGAAGCGGGTCTTCGACGTGATGGTGTGCAGCGGCTCGTCCAGGCTCTGGCCGATCGCGCCGGTGGTGTAATACTTCATCAGGAAGGCCTGGACATTGGCGTAGTGGTTGCCCTGCGCCTGGATGGTGCCAAGCGGTTCGTCCAGGCTCTGGCCGTGCTGGCAGGTTCCCTTGAGCTTGACCAGGCTGCTGGCCACCAGAGCGGCCTTACCACCGCCGCCGGCGGTGATCGCGCCCAGTGGCTCGTCGGCTGGGTGGCCCACGCTGTTGCCGAAGTCGCGCTGGATGTGCACGGCCTTGGCTTCCAGTACCGAGTTGTGGTCGGTGGCTGTGATGGTAGGCAGCGGCTTGTCCAGGGCCTGGCCAACCACGCCGGTGTAGTGCTTGAGCAGCGCTGCGATGTGGATGTGGCGGGCCTTGCTTGTCACAGTGGTCAGTGGTAGGTCCATCGACTGTGACGGATCACCGGAGCTTTGGTGGTCGATGGTGGTGATGCAGCCGGCGGAGACCAACGCTTCGTCGAGGTCGTTCACGGGCTGCATGGACACGTCCACCAGCCCGGTACCGAGCTTGCTGGTGATGGTCTGCAGCGGCTCGTCCAGGCCCTGGCCACGGAACTGGTCGTAGGCGTGGTTCACCTTCACCAGGAAGGCGTCATCGCCGGCATTGATCACGAACTTCTCGAGGCCCTTGAAGATTCGAGCCAGGGTCTTCTCGGCCAGCGGCTTCTTGCGGTCGAAGATCGACGGGCATGGGATCGAGAAGTCCAGGTTCTCGCCGGCGGTCTTCCACGGATGCAGCTTGCCTTCCTTCACGGCCTTGGACTTCGGATCACCGTGGGTCGGCTCAGGCCAGACGATTGGCAGCCCGTCCTTGCGGGCCATCAGGAAGAAGCGGTTGCGGGTGGTCGGGTCGCCGTAGTCGGCGGCGGTCAGGCCTTCCATACGCCACTGCACGTCGTAGCCGGCCTGCTGCAGGTGCCACAGGAACAGCTTGAAGGTGCGGCCCAGCGGCTGGCCCCACTTGGCGTACTTGCGGCGCTGCTTCCGGCGGTTGGCAGCCGAGCCGTAGATCTTGCCACGGTCCGGTACCAGCGCCTGCTCGCGGTACGGCACATATTCGCCTGGCTCCGCGACCACCTCGTTCATCACCGGGTCGCCGTTCTTGTCCTTCTTCACCAAGTCGGCGACCAGCTTGATCACGCGGCCAGTGTCCTTGCAGCGCTTGGCCACCAAGGGACCCCAGGTCGTAAATTCGGTCACATTTTCCATGAAGAGGATGCCCAGGTCGGACTGGCCGATCCACTTCTTCACGATCCAGGCCAGGCCGCGGATCACCTTCTTCACCGGCTTGCCGCCCTTGGCCACGCTGAAGTGCGTGCAGTCAGGGCTGAACCAGGCCATCAGCACCGGAGCCCGGCCGGTGGCCTTCTGGATGTTGATTTCCCATACCGACTCGTTGAAGTGCTGAGTCTCGGGGTGATTTTCTTCGTGCATCATCAGCGCCTCGGCGTTGTGATTCACGGCGATGTCTGGGCTGCGGCCGAGGGCCTGGGCGATGCCGGTGGAAGCGCCACCGCCCCCTGCGAAGTTATCCACGATCAGGCCGCCGATCCAGCGGTAGTTGGGGATGATTGCTAATGCTGTCATTTTGTGGGGTCCGGGTGAGTTGGAGATGTCCGATTGCTGCATCGCAGGCACGGGGATACCTCGCCAGATGGCGAAGTATCTCCAGATCGGTGGGAAATTACCAGTTGTAGCTGGTGAGGTCGTCGATGGTGGGCACCGTCGAGTCAATGCGAACCCAGTCGTAGCCCTTCGCCGCGGCCCATTCGGCCACTTCGCGGATGCTTTGCGGGATCAGCGCTACGTCGTCGTGATCGAGGAGAACACGGAAGAAGTAGCCTGCGTCGTAGGGTGCCAGGATGATTGGCCCGCGCCGTCCGTCCCAGGTCTGCAGCCACTGATCGGCGTCTTCGCTAATGTGGTTGGTACTGAGCACCGGTACCACCTGTCGCTCGAAGCTAGGCTTAGGTGGCGGTGGTGGCTTCGATTCGTCTAACGCCGGGTGAATACGCCACTTGTACTCACAGCCGCCGGTACGCACCGAACTGAACTGGTCGTGGCCTTCCATGAACAAGGCCGGGATCGAGTGCTCGGCGGTGGCCACGCTGCCCTCGCCCACCTTCACCTTGTAGAATCCGTGCGGTACCGGCACCGGGGTGCCGATGATGTTCATGCGCTTGCCGTCGATGTACAGGTGGTCCTGATTTTTCAGCGTCTTCATTCGTCTTCGTCCTCTTCTTCCTCGTCGACGCGCTCAATGGTGACGCGGCCGCACTTGTTGCCGTTGATGTCGTTCAGGCGGAAACCGTCGCCGTCGCTGCCGAAGTCACCGTTCTCGATGCGCTTCGCAGCCTCCCGCAAAATGCGGGCGATCTCGGTGGCCGGTGAGTCCTCGAAGGCCGCATTCCCGTTGGTTTCCAGGGTGACGCTGATGCGCTCGCTCATTGCGTAAGTCCTCAATTAAGTGCGTATGTACTTGCGTACTTACGGATTTACGCACCTACGTATTTACGTAAATACGTGAGTGCGAAGTTACTTTGACACGTATGTGCTTATGTACTTAACTACGTAGTTCCACGGTCCGAATCTGGTAACCACCATGAAAGTATTAGTCATCACCGCGCAGAAGGGCGGCGTCGGCAAGACCACCCACTGCGGCCACCTTGCCGTCGAGCTGACCCTACGCGGGAAGCGCGTCGTCATCGTCGACACCGACCCCCACGCCGGCCTCACCGAATGGTGGGACGATCGCAAGGCTGAGGACATTCAGCTGCTCAACCTCGAATTCAAACACCTGGCAGCCGGCCTCAAGCGCCTGGCTGCCGAGGGCGTCGACTACGTGATCATCGACACCCCTGGCGTGGCCAGCAAAGCGGTCAAGGTCCTGATCCAGTACGCCGACCTGGTGATCGTTCCCACCAAGGCCAGCCGCCATGACCTTCGCGGCATCCGCAAGACCCTGGAGCTGATGGAATCCGAGGGCGAGCCGATCGAGAAGCCCATGATCTTCGTGCTGAACGAGGTCCGACCCCGCACCAAGCTGGAGACCCAGGCCATCATGGCCATCGGTCAGTACGGCAAGATGGCCCCTGTGGTGCACTCGCTGAACGAATTCGTCAGCAGCATGAACGACGGCCGGGCCTGCGTCGAAACCGCACCCAAGAGCAAGGCAGCTGACCAGACTCGAGCCCTGGCTGACTACGTGCTCAAGCAGGTGGGCGACTTCCCGCGTCCTCAACCACGTAAGCAACCACGCACTTACGTAGGCACGGAGGTCGCTGAATGAACGCCACCTCCAAGTCGTCGGACCTGCCACCCTCGATCCTCACAGCCAAGTCTCGCACCGCGGCTACCGTGCTGCCTGACGACGCCGAACTGGAGGCACAGAACGAGCCTGTCGCTGCACCTGCAGAGGTCGGCGGCACCAAGGCGCTGACCGTCAAGGTCGACATGCCGCGCTACAAGCGGATGCAGATGGCCAGGATCAAGCGCGACAAGACCACTCAGACCATCCTCAGCGAGGCCCTGGACCTGTGGTTCAAGAAGTACGATCGCCCAGCCCCTTGAGCACCCGCTCTGCCTGAGCTACGGCCTGTTCCTTATCCGGGAACTGGCCGTACTCCGCACCATCTGCACCGCTAACGAAATGCACCCTCCTCGCATGCTCATGGTCGTATGGGATCAGGCATGAATAGGCGCTGATCCCCTCCTTGTCCAGGTGCACCACCCTTGGCGCCTCCATGGCCGCACCTGAGCTGATCTTCACCATCTCGTATCTGTCACGCATATCGCTCACCTTCGATGGCTGATTGTTGCTTGAAAAGCAAAGATCAAAAGCTGGCCCCTGCGGGGCTGTTATCTGATGGACACCATGCTTAACATCCCGGATGTTGGTTACCGAGGCCCCTGTAGGGGCTTCTTTGACGACATGGGGATGCGCTGCCACGGTCTGCCTGGTGATGCCGGCGATCAGTGCGATCGCAGCCTGGGTCAGCCGCTTGCCTTGGGCGCGCAGCGACGCACAGGCAGCGCGGATCTTTGACTCCGTGGCCTTGTGTCGGACTTCGTGGGTTCGCTTCGCTGCGAGGCGCTGCCGCGTCTGCAGGGGCAAGGACTTGTCCAGCTCCATCGCGCCCCTGTGGCATTTGCCGCCGCCCTTGTACTTGGCCCAGGTCCACCTGGCCACCGAGCGCACCGTGGCGCGCACCGAGGACAGGGGCAGGTTCTGTGCCGTGCGGAATTTGTGGAAGTGGTTGCTGTTGTGGGCGAACGCCTCCAACCGGCTGAAGAACCGCTCGTAGGAGCGGGCAGCGCGCATCTCGTTGACGATGCTGTAGGCGTAGAACCTCAGCTTCTCGAACAGGGTGCAGTGGCGGGAGTGGCTGACGCTTTCCAGGTCCGGCGATTTGCGCCACGACACGGCGTCCAGCTCGACGTAGTCGGCCAGCTCGCCCAGCTCATGCACCCTGTTGTGCAGCTCCGTCGTCTGCCACCACGGGTGCCCGGGCGTCTTGGCCACCGGCCCGCTGCTATACGCCTGGTCGGAATCCAGGCGCGCGGCGAAGGCGGCGTACACCGCTCGCATGTAGAAGATCGGATGTGACCGGGCATTCTCCGTGGTGCACACGGGCACGATCGCATAGTAGAGATGCGAGTGTCCGTTCGTCCGATTTCTTACAATGAAATTTGGCGCCGGTAAACCAGCGTCCTCCCACGCCCATGCGTTCTCATGGTCGAGGTCGAATATGAGCCAGGAGACGAAGCCCTGGCGGTTGATCTGCATGTACGGCCAACGGATCGCATAGTCCCGCGGCAGAGTGCGCGCAGCGGTTTTGTCCTCACTACAACGGGGCAGGTACGGCGCCTCTGTCAGCAGCCGGTTGAATGCCGTGCCGGCCTCGAAAAATCGCGAGGTCGGGGTGTAGGCCATGCCCGTGGGTCGTTCCATGAGGTCGCTGCCATGCGGTCAGCTGACATGAATTTCATGTTTCAGGCTTGCAGGAAGCCACCATGAAAGCCATACTCAGCTCACGTTTTGTGGGAAGTAATCAGATCGGCACCGTGGAAGGGATAGACCTGATTACTTACTGTTCGACCAAAAAGCCCGGTTCCCGCCGGGCTTTTTGGTTTCTGTCGTTCTGTTACTTCACTTCAAAACTCCCATCCACTGTGTGGATAAACAGTCGCGCATTGTAGGGCGGTTGGATCCAAGTGCAAGCGATATTCGTGTGGTTATAGCCACTTAGCGTAAGCGGTAGACGACCGGTAAGCAAATCGGCTGGCTACGTCCCAAGATAATAGTAGATCTCGCCGTCTGTACCCTTGAACATGCGCCCGCCGCAGGTGCCTTTTTCGGCCAGCTTCTCGTAGGCGTCCCAGTCCCAGTCGCTTGGGTCCAGGCCTGGTGCCTCCTTGATGTCGCCGGAGATCATCTGTATCAGCAGCGCGTTGCATTCCTGAACCGTCCACCCGTCGATTTCTTCGTCGCTCCAGGCGCCGAAGCCACGGGCGTGGTCGCGCAGCGCTTCGACCTTGGCCGAGGTGTCGAGCATCAGGTGCTCGTCGACGGCTTCCTTCGCTGCGTTCCAGGTGATGGTGCCGGCCTCCTCGCCCTTCTCGGCGCGGGAGGCCGAGAAGTCGTGAGGGTTGGCCTCGTTGAAGAACTTGGTGATGTTGATTTCCATGGTCACACCTTCGTGACGATGAAGAACGTCATGCTGAGGTCGTTCGGTGCCAGGTAGGCCTCCGGGATCGCCCCGCTCATGTACCACTCGCCCTTCTTCGGGCAGCGTTGCGGCTGGCCGTCCCAGCGGAACTTGCGGCCGGCAGCTTCCTCCTGCTCGCGCTCGCAGTCGGCGGCCGGGATTGGGGTGTAGCCGATACGTGGTTTCACGGTTTCATCCTCGTTCTGTGCCCAGGTTACCTGCAGGACGTATGCAAGGACCTCGCTGGGGAATTTGTTGGTGCCGAAGGAGACGATCGCTGCATCGTCGCAGTGGCGCAGGGCCTTGATGACCAATGCGGTCATCTTGGCGTGGGTTTTGTGGTCGACGTGGGTGCGCGGCAGATGCGCGCCCAGCGGGTCCAGGGCCAGGCGGCTGCTGAAGACATCGTGCGCCTCCTTCCAGCTATTCAGCGTGGCGTCGACGATGTCGTAGGCGCAATTGTAGATCAGGGTGTTCTCCCCTCCCGGCCATTTGCCGACGGAGGGGTTCAGGTGGCGGAGCTGTTGCAGGTACATGGTCAGTCCTCCGGTTGGTCCAGCCAATGGTCGAGCACCGCCCGCACGTTCTCTATGCGGATGCGGATCGGGTCAAGATCCGTGTTGAGTACATCGGATTCCAGACGCTCCAGCAGCAGGGCCATGGCCAAGTCGTAGCCTTCCAGGTCGCCTTGCGCGTCGATCTCGCAGCGTTCGGCCAGCCACTGGATTGCGCCGGCCAAGTTGTGCCGGCTGACCATTTTGAATTCGTGGCTCTTGCTGTACTCGAACACCCGGTGCTCACCGGTCAGAATCGTCGTGGCGATGCGGGCTGTGAACGCCATGGACAGCCGCGCTGCCGCATAGTCCAGGTGGTCATCGGGGGAGTCATTCCCGTCTCCCAGTTCGCACTCCCAATACGGGGAGATCGTTACCGGGCTGCCGGTAGGCACGTCGTGGTGGCTCAGGCGGCAGCGCATCTCGGCGTTGCCGTCCTGATAGCAGCGCAGCTGGCCACCGCTGACGGTGAAGTCGCTGTTGACCTTGATCTTGTCGGCCAGCTCTTTGCCGTCCAGCGGGCACTCTGCCCAGGCATCGCGGCCGCGCCAGTCGGCGTGGCCCACCTCGATGCGCAGGCCGTCTGGTTTCGGCATGCCGCTGGCCTGCAGGTGCTTGGTCAGCTCGGTCACCAGGTGCTCGAGGTGGTCCTGGTAGTTCTCCCAGATTTCCCGGCCGTCCTGGTCGTCGTAGGCGGCGTCGGGCAGGTCCTCCGCAGGGCTTACCTTGACTCGGGTGACCGCATCACATTGGTCACAGCGACAGTACGGCCCACTCAGGTGGGTAAATCCGCCCAGGTCGTGCTCGTTCTCCTTGAGGAAGGCCGCGGGTGTGTCGTCGCCCATCTGCTCTCGGACGTGTACCTCATGACCGCAGGAGGCGCACCCGACGGTGGTCCAGTATTCCCGCTCACTTTCACCATCGTCGTCGTTGTAGCTGAAAGTCCCACGAACGATCGACTTGACCTGGTCGCCCTCGAAGTAGAACTGGTCGAGGAAGCCTTCGACCGGGAGCGGGATCATCGCGGTGCAGCCGAACGCCCTGGCCATGCGCTGGCCCAGTTCGCGGCTGAGAGGCTTGTGACGCTGCGACCAGGTGAGGTGCCGCCAGAAGTGGCGGCCGGCAGCCAGGTTGGCCTTGCCCTTCGCGGCATCGAGGAGGGCGCGGTAGAGGATGGCCGGATGCTTGCCTACCACCTGCAGGCGGTGGAACTCGGTCAGGCTAACCTTGTAGAAGTTCAGGAACTGGGGAAGCGCCCACCATTGGCACTCAGGTTGGTTGATGTAGCGAGCTGCGGTGAGCTTGCAAGGTCTTGAGTTGCCCATCGGGTCAGTCCTCGGTAGTTGGTGTTACTTGGGTTGGTATCGTTCTGCTAGTGCGATGTTCATCACATGTACTCTCCCGCCTCCTCATGCTGGCTTGCGTCCAGGTTGATACCTTCGCGCATGCGGAAGTAGGTGTATCCCCTTTTAGTTCGACGGGTGTTCCGTAGCTTCAGCAGGTCGGGGTTCTGTTCCCCGCCGCTGAACTCCCAGTCGGTCTTGGAGATCTTCAGGTAGACGTGTCCGTTGTAATTGATCCTGGTCATGCACTACTTGACCGGCGTCCATGCGTTGAACTGGTCGATCAGCTTGTCGATTGGGTTGTCCGGTAGGCTGCGGGTCACCTGCAGCTCGCGGATCTCATGCGGAGCGCCGGTCAGGGCCTGTAGCACGCTGCGCAGCGCGGCCATGTCGATGTTCGGGTGGGTGGCAGCCTCCGACATCCTACCTGACATCCAGACCTTGAACAGGAAGGTCGACTGCATGAACTTGAACGTGAAGGGGTCCCGGTTGAATGCGGGGTGTACCTTTCCGTCCTCCTTCACGCAGTTGGGGTCGACCTCTTGCATGTCCGAGCGGAAATGCTCCATCAGCTTGAGGGTGAGTTCTTGTTCCGGCGTCACTTCGCCTTCCTCGCAGCGCGCTGCAGCTTACGGATGCGTTTGCGCTTGGCGCGATGGCCTGTGGGCTTGAACACATGCAGGCTGCGGACGTGCTTGCAGCCGTTCCACTTCCCCTCCGGCTGGGTGGGTACCGGGGCGGAATCGTAGTCATAATCGTCGAACATGGGCGTCTCCTACGCTCGTGCTATCAGTGTCTTGCTGCCGTCATCTTCGACGCGATGCAAGGTGGTCATGTCCTTCAGGACATGGTGTTCGTCCAGCTTCTCGTTGGCCACGACAGCGGCGGTCTGGTCGTCAGTCGCCTCGATGTCGAAACAGAGCTGGCTGAACTTGCCGCCACCTTCGGCGGCGGTGAAGGTCAAGATGTAGTTGTTCACGCTGCCGGGATCTCCAGTGGGTTGACCCTGCTGGGCTCTCGCAAGAGCCCAACGGTCAATCGACTGCGTAGGTGCGGACTTACGTACTTACGCACTCACTTGGGTACGTGACCACTCAAGTGAGTACGTAAGCCCGCGCCGTCAGCGAACCAGCTTGACGGTGCTGTTGATGCCCTTGGCCACGGCCTTGCGCACCTTGCGGGCTTCCTTGGTGTCCAGCTGTGCCAGGTAGTCGTTGTTGAACACGACCTGGGCTTTCAGGCAGTAGGTGCCCGGGTCGAAGGTGGTGGACGCCGGCAGGCCGGCGCGCTGGGCCTTGGTCACGCTGCAGTGCGTGTACAGCGGGTTGTTGTTCAGGTCCTTGGCGTCCTCGAACGAGTTATCGTCCACCTCCCCCACGAACAGCTGGGTGCCGAAGTCCTCGGTGATGTCCGTGCTGATGCCCCGGCCGATGTACAGCATGCCTGCGATCTCGTAGCGCACGCCGGCTCGAACCACGTAGCCCTGGGCCACGGCCTCGGCGGCCTCGGCCCAGTCGTCCAGCTCCACGATGCGGACACCCTCGTAGTCCTTGTCCGTTTTCACCCAGTTGGTCATGGTCACGCTGGCACCAGAACCCTTGACGGTGGCCATCGCATACTTTTTTGCGGTGGCATCGTCTTCCATGTCGCCGAAGTCCTTGACCCCGTTCTTGCCGTGCAGCCAGTAGACGATCTCGGTGTGAGCGTCCACCACCTTCACGTCGCGCAGGCTCATGCCGGCAGCCACGTCGGCCTGGATCAGCGCGATGTCACACTCGCGCTCTTGCATCATCTCGGCGTTCTCGACCGAGCCGCCGGTGTTGAGGACTTCCAGCTCGCCGCCGGTGCCCTTGGTGATGTTGCGGCCGACCTCGCTGGCCAGCTTCTCGTAGTAGCCGCCCGGCTGGCCAGAGCAGAACTTCATCTCCGGCGCCGAGGCGAAGGCCTGGCCGGCGGCCAGGAGCAGGCCAAGCAATAACGCTTTCTTCATGACACTTTCCTTTAGGTTTGGGGTGTAAGGCGCTGAGTTAATACGCCAAATGGCGCATTAATTCAATACGACAAGTTCCAGAGGCTCTATCGGAGCTTCGTGGCGCATGGACAGGGTTGCAGCCAGGGCCAGGGCGCCCAGGCGGGCCAGCGGTTGGTCCTTGGGCACCTCGCGGTCGAACGGGAAGTCCTGAACGTGGGTGCACAGGCCTTCGCTGTCGCGGGTGTAGACCGAGTAGTGGTTCGCGTCGGGCGACGCCTCCTCGACCACGCAGATGTCGCCCGGCGAGTGCGCCGTGGCAGCGACCTGGATGGACGCCACCTGGGCCAGGCTTTCGGTCAGCTGCAGGCGGACGCCCTTTGCGCCCATGTCCTGTGCCATCTGGCGCACCAAGTTGGCCTTGTCCTGCGGGGCGGTGAAGGTGAAGGTGAATTTCAGGCTTTGCATGTCAGTCTTCCTTTGCAACGTCGGTGATGACCAGGGTGGCACCGTGGCGGCTGCCGGCCAGAGGCGATCGACATAGCTCGCATTCGTGGCTGCTGAACTCCTCGTAGCCTGTGCCATCCGGGTCGTCTTCGGTGGGTTCGATGCCGGCGCAGAAGTGGCCGACCTTGTCGCCTAGCTCTACCTTCACGCCGGCGTCGAACGCCTGCTCATGCTCGTCAGGGGCACCTTCGCTGATGCCGTTGGCGATACAGAGCAGGCAGTCTTCGCAGACGCTGTACTCGATGGTGTCGATCGTGACCATGATTACTCCAAGCCGCGGAAGCGGCGCGATTTGCTACGAGCTGCATCGTAGTAGTCGACCATCTCCCCATAGGTGAGATGGCCGGTGTAGGTTCCGCGGCGAAGCTGCATCATCCGATCGGACCACCCTTTCTGGATGTCCTTCAGCCGCTGCTTCTTCGCCTCGTAGGCTGCTTGGGACATCCGGCGCATGGTCAGATCCGCTCGTAGCCCTCGATCACCTTGATCGAGCTGGTTTCCCCCGCGGTACCCACGATCTTGCCGTCGTAGATGCTCTCCAGGGCGCCCTTGTGGTGCTCACGCAGCTGGGCTTCGGACTGACCGTCGTCGATCTGACCGATGAACTCAGCGCGGATCTCCTCGATGCTGAAGCCCTCCGGCACCTCGAAGAAGGTGCGGACGGTGTGGGTTACGGTGATGATAGGCATCAGGGCCTCCCGTGCTTCAGGTCGTCTTCGTGGATGCCATACAGGGTGGCGATCGGCGTGGCCATCAGGTTACGCAGCTCAGACAGGGTCACCTCCAATGCCTGGATGCGGGCCTGCTGCGCGGAGAGGGTTGGGTCGCCGCTCATGACGCTGGCAGCGTTGAAGTCTTGGTCGGTGACTTGGTTCAGCTCGCCGTAGCCGGACAGGCTGTAGCCGATCAGCTGGTAGAGCTGGGCCAGGTCCTCCTGCTTGACTTCGGGGTCAGCGACGATCTGGTTGAGGCCATAGCCATGCTTCTGGGCGATGTCCAGGAGCTTGTCGACCAGGGTGTTCTCCTTGAAGCGGAGAACGCCACGGTCGTCGGTGATCAGGGGTTGGATGGGGTGGTTCATACAAACCCTCCTGCAGCGACTGAGAAGTCCGGGTGCGCCTCCTCGAACCACTTCCAGATCAGGAACTTGTGGTCGCCCTTGTGGAAGAACAGGAACTGTCGCTCGATCTCGTCCTTGTCATTCACCGGCACGGATGCCAGGGCTTGCCAGAGGGCGATGATCACTTCCTTGAGAGTCAGGTCTTCCCGGTAGTAGACGACTTCCGTCCGTGTGACGGCGTCGGCGCCGTGCTCGAGGACGTCCACCTGCACTTTGCCGAGGAAGTCCGGCGAGGTGCCGTCGGCCAGCTGGTAGTTCCAGCGCAGGTCGCTGTCGTAGCTGACGGTCATGACGTCACCAAACTGACGCTGTACGCCTGCGAAGGCGTTAATCACGGCAGACGGCGCGCTGACGATGTTGTTTAGGGTTCCCATGGTTGACTCCTATCGGTTGTACCAGACGATGTGGGTGGCCCACGCTGGGCGGGCCAGTACGCCTTTGACCAGGTCGGACGGGCGAATCCAGTCGGTTTCGAGGGTGGAGATCGGCGGCAAGTGGCTGGCAAGCATGTCGTCGTAGTAGCGGTGGTTCAGCGCCTCGCTCCACGGTGCGTCGAAGCCGCGGATGTAGGTGCCGTCGGACCACTCGCCCATGCCGTCGTCGTCAATGAACCCCCCGCAGGCTACGCACTCGGCCCATTCGCGGACGGTCATGACGTCGCCGTGCTCGGGCACCCTTTCTGGGCAAGGCACGGCGGTGATCGCGCAGCCCATCAGTAGCTGGTCTTTGCTGGGTACCAGGCTCATTCCTGTACCGCCTCGGCCGGCTTCTGGCCAAGGACCACTACCAGCGCTTCGATCTGCGCCTTGGTGTCCGCCAATGCTCCTGGGACGCTTGCCTGCAACGCCCCCAGGTCTGTAGCACCGTCCAAACATTCCACGGTATTGGCCAGATCTCCGCGTAGCTTGGTGAGCGCGGCGATGTGCTCAGCGGTAAGGGTGGGCTGGAACGGCGTGGCCGGGTCGCCGGTGAAGGACACCTTGGCTGTTTCACCCTTGTGTTTCGTCCCACAGAACGGGCAATACTTGGTGTCCTTGGATACACCCAGGAACAGTTCGCTGCAGCATTCACAGCGGTCCACCTCGGTCACCTTCTGTAACTGGTCTACCACCTTCCCGTGCGCTTCCTTGAAAGCGGTCACCGTCTCGCCCAGGTGCCGGATCACGGACGCTGCGTCCATGCCGGCGTAGCCCAGCTCGTTGCTCGCGGCCATAGCCTCGTTGTACCAGGTAGCAGCGTCGCACACAGGCTCGGTCTTGGTTTCGTAGAGGCTGCCCATCTGATAGCTCTCGAACTCGGCCTTGCTGACCGCTTCCCACTTGGCCTTGCCGAGAAGGCGGGCGAAGTAGGTGACGGTCGGCACGGTTGAATCTGCCGGTACCGCCTTGCCGTCGACCACCGCGCCACAGTCACACACGTCGGCCGCGGCGCTGCCGGGCTGGACATTGGCGCAGGTGTGCTTGTGGCCCCGGACCAGCTCGACCCGTGGGTAGCCTTCCTGCTTGGCCGGCGCCGTCTTGATGAAGGTGTTCTTGATCGGCAGGTCCTGCATGCTGCTCGCCAGCATCAACGCATCGACGCGGGCCTTGGCCTGGTCGCCGTTGATGGGGAAGTCCTGCACCGGCTCGGCCTCCTCGTCGCTGACCAGGTAGACTGAGACGTGGGTGGCGTCCTCGAGGCGGCAAGGGGTGAAGTTTGTACCGAGTTCCGGCTGACTGACGTGGGCGTCGTAGGTGCCGGTGATCCAGATGGCTGTGGGTTTCATGCTGGTGGTTCTCCTATCGGCCGAAGACCTTCTTGTCCGGGCAGAACAAGAAGGTCTCCAGCCATTGATCTTTGGTTACATTGCAGCTGCGAATCAGGTAGCTGCCGCCCAGGTTCACGACGACCAGCTCGGCCGGGAAGTCCATACCGTCACAACGCACGTTGTGCTTGGCGACGACCACCTCCCAGCCCGGCTGGAGAACCTGCCCGGCCAGCTCTATGCCTCGCGCCTTGGTGAGGGGCAGCTCGTACTCTTCGGGGTAGTGTCCGGCCACGTCAGATCACCGTCACGCTGGTGGTGCCGGAGGTTTTACCCGGCGGAAGCAGCCCGTGCTTCTCCGCGATCAGGTCCAGGGCCAGGTCCCCTGCTTTGTCTTGGTCAAGCGTGATGCCAGGCAGGTGGCTACGCACCGCTACCCACCACTGCCTGCCCTCTCCCGCCTCGACCTTCACGTAGCGGTGAGGGGTGATCACCGTTTCGTTCAGTGCCGTGGCGTCGAAGACGCACAGGGTGTCGTCCAGGTAGTAGTTGAGGCTGGTGTAGCTGACGTAGAACTGGCTCAGGTCGGCGAAGTGGGACTCCAGCCCGACGCTGTTCTCGCCGGTCTTACCCTTCTGCCAAGTGACGAACCACTGGCCATGCTGGTCGACCTGCACCACGTAGCCAGGGTTGGCCCAGTGCACGGTCAGGCCGTAGTTCACGGCCGACTTGATTTGCTGGATATCCATGCACACCTCAGTTCGGGTACTCGCCCAGCAGGCGTAGACCGTGGATCAGGTCCTCGATCAGCTGTCGGGTTTCAGTTGGGTTGAGCGTCGCAGGCCCGCTGACACCCTTCTCCCGCCTGGGGTAGAGGATGACGCACGGGTCCTTGACGTGGTTGGCGATCAGAATGAACGGGCTGTCCGGGGTGCAGATCCGCTCATGGGTGCCTTTGATCATGGGAGACCTCCGCCTTGTCGGTGTAGACGGGCTCGGTGTGCCAAGGCGTGGGCAGCCGGCGAACCCGCATGGTCATCAGTTTGCCGCGCCTGGACTTCTCGATCTCGCCCGGCCGGGCGTAGCCCATGATCTTCACGGGCTGCTTCGGCATCTGGAGGAGGTGCGTGAGGTGTCCCACCAGGCTCATGAGTTCGGCGGTGCGCACCAGGAGGCGGGTGGCACCCTGCTGCTGGGCCTGGGCCAGCTCGGCGCGGAGGTAGTCGAGGTCCTGGGTGTTCACCGGCCTTTCCTCAGCTCCGCGATCCGGTCAGCCAGCCTGCAGGCTTCACGACCCCAGCAGGGCTCCATGTGCTTGGTGCGGCCAGCCTTCCAGTCCTTGATAGCCTGGACGTGTTTACGGGCTGCGCGGCGCCGACGGTGCCGCAGCCATTCGAGGAGGAGAAATTTCACCCGCGCTGCCTCCGCTGGCCATCCGGGTCAAGGATCAGGCGCTCCACCGGGGTCAAGCGGTTCAAGATTCCCTTACGCACCTCGCTCACGTCCACCACAGTCGGGTGGATGCGGAAGCGTTCGTCCTTGCCGACGTGATTGGTGGCCAGGCCTTTGTCGTAGTAGGCGGCTACCACCGTTCCGCCCTTGTCGTTGTAGTCCCGACCGTCTGCCCCACCACCGGTGGTCACGATCTCGTAAACGATGCGGTCACTCATGCTGCTGCTCCTGCTGCCTTCGCTTCTGCTGCCAGCAGCGTCATGCGTCGGGTGATTGTCTTGGGCGCGAAGCCCACCTTCTTGCCGATCACCTTCCATGGCTGCTTGGCAGCGCGCATGTCACGGGCGATCTGAATGATCTCCGGGGTTACCTTCCGGCAACGGCGGCCCGGCCCGCGGTGCTTCTTCCCTGCTTCCCGGCAGCGCGCTCGCAGCAGGCTTTCCGAGACGTTGAATTCTTTGGCCATCTCAGGCCAGGTCGCCCCCTCGTCGTAGCGCTGCAGCACCTTCGGCATCTCCTTCTCGGTCAGCTTCTGCTTGCCGTAGGGTACGTGGGCCTGGCCGGCTTCCTTTCGGTACGACCACAAGGTGTGCTTCGAGACCCCGAACTGGGCTGCTACGACCTTCAGGTGCTTGCCTTCCTTCAAGAGTGCCAGGGCCTCGGCCAGGCGCTCGTCTGATAATTTGCGGGGGCGTCCCATAGTGCTATTCCTTTTCCGGTGAGGACTCCTCGTCCTCTGCTGATCCGTGGTCACTTTCATGGCAGTAGTCGGGCGGAGGGCTTTGCTCGCTGGGGTCCAGCCAGCTCGGCGCGCCGCAGTAGATGCAGGTGTAAGGCGGTGTCACGCTGCTTGTACCTTGGGTAGGTGGTGGGTTTTGCACCAGGCAATGGCCTCGGGGGTCATCGGGCGCCATGGGTCGTTGTTGACCTGGACCTGCCAGGTCTTCACGTTGTAGCGGACGAAGGTCACCTTCGACCCGCCGTAGGAGAACACCTCCTCGCGGACCGTCAGGACGTCGCCGAGCAAGCTGTGGAACAGGGCCATAGGGTCAACTCCAGCGGCTACCACGGTTGCGTTTGCGCTCACCCTTTCCTCGGCGTCGCCGTGGGAATGAGCTTTCGTCCAGCGCCCGGAGCGGTGGAATCTGCTCCGGTGCGCCGATGTGGATGAATTCGTGGCCGGCCTCCTCCAGCCGCTCGGCCAGGGTCGCTATGAATGCCGGTCCCAGGCTACGGCCGATGATGCCGACCCGGCTCATACTGCCTCCGCGAAGCCAGTAGGTACCTGAGAGCACGCCTGGAATTCGACTTTCAGGTACGCCTCGTCCATCGCTGCCCAGGCACGGGCGATTTCAGGCGCTGCCACGCACATGCCGTAGCCGGCGGCCGAGCATTCCAGAAGCGTCTGCTCGTACAGCAGGCCGCGCGCCCAGCCGTCCTCGATGATCACGTAGAGGGGCACGCCGCGGCGCCATGCCTGCCGGGCCAGCTGCAGGCGGACCTCAATCGGTGGCAAGTTCATGAGTGGAACTCCGACTGCTCGCCCGGCCGGCGCTCGATCGCACCGATGCACAGGCGGCGGTTGCCCGGGCCTTCGTAGTTCACGACGATGGCGTGCTCCAGCCAGCCGCCGTCGTCGTAGACGTGGCCTGCGCTGTTGGACTTGGGCTGGGTGCGATCACGGACGTAGATCTCGACGCAACGCACGCCGGCGTCGCTGCTGCCCTGCGTAAAGCACAGGGCTCGGTTCACCGTGGCCAGGAAGTGTCGCTGGTCATCGACGGCCACCTGGTAGGGCTTTCCGTCGGCGGTTTCGGGGTAATGGATAACGAGATGGCTCATGGCTGCACCCACCAGTTGACGCGAAGGGATTCGTGCACGAACGGGGACGGCTGCTGATTCAGGGCCTCGATCATGCGGTCCTTGATAGCCTCCTTCAGGGCTTCGTCGGAGATCCCGGCGTCGTACTCCTGGAGGACAAATTGGTAGGTCAGGCGCTCCTCGTCGTTGTGGGAGGAGTCGTGGAACATCTGGCAAGCCTGCAGGAACGCCCCGTACTCGTTGTCGGTCAGCGTGGTCGGCGCCTTGGCGCGCAGGTGGTCGACCCACGACTTGGCTGCCGCTGCGATGGTCACCGCGTCCTCCTGCTCGGGTAGGTCCTCACCCACTGCCCAGGAGAAAATGTTCCCGATGCTGGTCTCCAGCTCCTCCTTGTAGAGGTCATCCGGGATCAGGGCGCCGACCACGCACTTGCAGTCGGCGAGCGCACCGGTGCCGCGGTACGCACAGCCTCCTTCGCTGCCGTAGGAGATCTTGCGCTGCTTGGCCAGGTGGGTGGCCATCTCGTCGAGCAGTGCGTCGAGTTCAGGTATCAGTTGCATGGCTTCACCCAAAATTCTGGATTGTTGTGGTGGGTTACCAAATGCCCTATCAGGCGCTTGGTCAGCCGCTCCTGCAGGTCCTCGTCCGTGACGTCATCCGGCGCGTCGGTCATCACCGACTCGTAGGAATAGCGCTCCGTTTCCGGGGTCGGGCTATCGTGGAAGTGCTGACAGGCCGAGAGGAAGTGCAACAGGGTGACGTGGCTCACGCTCGGGGCCATGCTCGCCAGGTGCCTTACCAATTTGGCGGCGGGTTCCACGCTGTCGGCGTCTTTGCATGCCTTCGCATGGCGGATGGCTTCCTCGTCATACGTCCAGTTGAACAGTCGAGTGACGCTGACCTCCAGCCTGGGGTCGTAAAGCTCGTCCGGGAACAGGGCGCCCACTGCGCACTTGCAGCCGTCCAGGCCCCGGTACCGGCAGACGAACCCAGTGTCCGTTGATGCGTCCGCAACCACCGCGCGCTTGCGCTGCTTGGCCATCTGCGCGGTCATGGTGGCGACCATCGCCGCCAGTTCAGGTATCAGTTGCATGATCAGATCCTCCGGTGCTGCCGATACGCCTTCTGGTAGGCGTCGGTCGCTTGTTGGCGGTTGGCGTCGCTCTCCTCGTTCCGGGCATTGCGGAACCAGAGGGAGAGGCGTTCGGCGCCGGCGTTGTCTTGTTCGTTGCGGGCTTCGGCGGCCTTTCGACCGGCATCCCAATAAGCTGCGATCGAATGGACCACAGGGCCTCCTTTCAGCCGTAGTACAGGACGTGAGGGTTGGTCTTCAGCTCGTACAGAATGAACATCCGGTACTCGCTGGTGAGCTGGGTAAGGAAGAACAGCAGGTTGCGGCCGCACTGCCCGGCGAACTTGTGGGCCAGGTGGTTGCCCAGCTGCTCGCCGAACAGGTAGACCAGCATGTCGCCGCCCATCTTGCTGGACATGCGTTCCAGCTGCTTGGCCTGGGCGATGTAGGAATAGCTGCCGTCACCGCGCAGCTCGTCCTTGAATTGGCCGGGGTCGCGCTTGAACCGGGCATGGAACTGTTCGTAGCGGGTAGGCTCCCCCGCGCTCGGTGGCGGCGGAGGCGTCTGCTGCACCAGCTTGACCATGCGGTTCTTGAAGTCGTCCGCGCCGCGCAGGAACAGCTGGCCGGTGGTGGTGTCGCGGTAGATCTGGCGGTCCTCACCCTTGGTGAGGCCGGCGCCGATGGCCAGGCCCAGCAGCTCGTACTCGCCGCCCTTGCCTTCGCAGGTATAGAACTCAGTCACTTCCAGCCTCCTTGACTTCCTTGATCAGTTGCACGGCCTTGATGCGGTCTTGCACGCTGCCGCCCCGGTGTCGCTTCTGGAACACCCGGCAGGTGTGGAAGCAGCCGTTGATTTCAGGGCCAGCGCCGGTGGGCTGGCCGTTCTTGCTGAAGTAGCGGGCATCGTGCGGGCAGTGGTGGTTGCCCCGGGCATACACCCCGTCGCGCATCTCCTCGATGGCGTCGTCGCACAGGCCCAGCGTGAACTCGGTGTTTTTGGCCCCCGGGCTGTCGTCGTCATAGCCCCGTGGAGTCATGCCCACCTCTACCCGGCGCTTCAGCTCAGCCAGGGTGCGGTTGTGGCTGGCATCGCTCTGGTAGAACGGCATGTTGCGGATGTCACGCGCCATCGGCCTTCTCCCGTGGATACTTCTTGCCGCAGAACATGCAGTAGGTGGCCACCATGTTGGTGGTGCCCTTGACCAGCTTCTCGCCGCCGCCCTTCTTCGGTGCCATGTAGGCGAACTGAGCCGGCATGCACTGGCGGGTGGACGCCTTGCCGCCGTCAATCACCAAGCCGTAGCCCTGCAGGTGCACGCTCAGGTCGCGGGCACCCTCCGGCAGGTCGTCTTGCATGCGGTCCCGGATCAGGTCCTCCATGCGCTTCTTGCATTCGCAGTTCATCTCATTCCCCTTGGAGGATGTCGACGGTGCCGCGCCACAAGTAGCCGTCTTCCCGGCATTTGGCCTGGGCGGCCAGCTCGGCGACGGACTCGGACACGGTGTCGATGTTGTAGCGGACGGTCAGCAGCTCACCGTGCTCGCCTTCGGATTTACGGCGCACGTTGAGCACCACGACCTTGGTGTAGCTGACCGGGCGGTCAGGACGGTACATCGGCGGGCGTGTGGCCTTCTTCTTGTTGAGGGCCGTGCGCGCCGCCTTATAGGCCTTGCGGTCGGCGATCTTCTTGGCTGCCGCTGCGATGATCTCGTTGCGCTCCCGGATCAGGTTGGAGAGGTCGAGGAAGCTCATGCCCGGCGCTCCAGTGATTTCTTGGCTGCCTTCAGTGCCTCGGTGCGGGCCATGCCCTGGGCCTGCAGGTCGTTGGCGATGCGCGCCTCGTCCTGCAGGCGCTGAAAGTCGGTGTCGTCCTGCGCTCGGCGGCGCGCGGAGATTATGGCGTTCTCGCTCATTCGACCTCCCGGTTCAGGCCGGCCAGTGGGCACGCGCTGTCGTGCACGTCGCCATGCCAGCTGCGGTCGTCGCAGTCGCAATCGTCAGGGTTCCGGCAGTCCAACCCGAAGTTGTCCAGGATCTCGCTGATGCTCAGCGCGGTGTCGCTGTCCCACTCCTTGCCGTCCAGCTTGTTGTGGACACAGGTGATCAGCTCATGGGCTTGGCGCACCACCTCTGCGCCGGCCAGCGGGCCGCGCACGTTGAGTTCTTCCTGCAATTGTTTCAGTCGGGTCAGGATGTTCATTCGTCTTTCCCTCTGCCCGTGCGGGCACCGTGAATAACCTCTCGCAGCTCAGAGAATCCGGTGCCGGCCGTGCGCCGCCGGAGGTAGTCGAGCTGGGTCTGGTCGAGTAGGCCCATATCCACCTGCTTGACCTGTAGCACCTGGTCCTGATGCTGGTCGAACGGCGTCAGCGGTAACGTCTGGTGCATCAGCGGGAACGTTTCCTTCAGCCGGCGCACCACCTCGGCCACCCTTACGTTCTGCAGGACCCCGATAGCGCGGTCCAGGGTGACGAGCACGGCGCCCAGGCCGTCGCCTTCGTAGCTTTCCTGCAGGTGCTCGATGTCCTCCCGGGACATGGTGAGGTCCTGTATCAGCTCCTCGATCTCGGTCGGCAGGGGCTGATGGACCGTGTCAGCGTGCGCCTCCCAGCCTTCCAGCATGTGCTGGGTGCGGTCATAGCGGAAGGTGCGGAAGCTCTCCGGGTACAGGCACAGGGCTGTGTTGCAGTGCTCACGCCGGGCGTATTCGAGGAAGGCTGCCACGTTGGTGACCTTGCCCAGCTTGTCGTCGGCGGTGACCTTCTGCCCGGCCTTGAGGTGGTCCAGGGTGCGAGGGATCTTGCCGATCCGCCACCCGCTATTGGCGCGCTCGGTGAACGGGCGCAGGAACTGGGCGGCGCTGGGCCAGTTGCGGATCAGCTTCTTGACCATGCCGTGGAAGATCAGCGGCAAGGCCTCGACCGTGGGCACGATGTCCCAGCGTACCTGGGTGTAGCCGTGGCCCACCGGCTTGCCGACCACGTTGAGATGGAAGATCACGCCGCCGAAGCTGGGCGTGCACCACCAGCGGATGCGAGGGCCGTTATTCATCGTCGCTCTCCTCCTCGAGGAACACGAAGAAGGCGTAGACCTCCTCGCTGTCATCGTCCTCGGCGCGCGGCTCCAGGGTGGTGAACAGCTTGTCGTCCGCCGGGTCCTTCAGCTCGATGGCGTCGATCGCGGCCTTGGCGGCGTCGTGGAAGGCGCTGTATTCCGGGTGGTGGTCCTGAGCGCGGTCATCGCTGCCGCCGAAGCAGCCGGTCAGCATCTCCTGGTGCAGGCCTTCCTTCAGCTCTGCCAGGGTCATGTCGCGCCACACAGCGACCTGCAGGTGTGGAAGGTGGTGGCCCGGCCAGTAGCAGGCCAGGCAGGTTTCAACGTGTGCCGCTGACAGTTTCAGCGGGCGAGCGGGTGCCGTGGGCATATCATGCTCCGATGCGAATGCTAATGCGGTTGGTAAGTTAATCCGGCAATCCCCGGATTATCTCATGACAGGAGTCAGGCCAGCGAGGGGTTTCTTTACCCTCGCTGTACCTTTTGTCGTCACTTCTGGGCGGGTGCCAGGCTGACGAAGATGCGGGCGTCCACATGGCAGCCCAGGACACGGCCGTCTCTGCCGTAGGAGATCTCGACCTTGGCGTCTGGAGCGACGCTGATGTGGGCCGGGAGTTCGTCGCGAGCGGCGCTGCGATGGCCGTCCTCGATGTAGTGCTGGAGCGCTGCGATACGCACGTCCGTTTCGGGCTGGGGAGGCTGGGCGGGCTTGCCGGCGCGCGGCATGTTGTACCAGTTGTCCATCGCCATGTCGGCCGTGTCGAACCAGACAGAGGTATAGCCCCCGCCCTTCCACTGCCAGCGGCCCTCGTCATCCCGGCGCAGGTGCACACCGGCGGCATCCATCTCAAGGAATGCCTGGGGCACCTGCTCGGTCTGGTCGGCCCAGTATTCCTCTACCACGTCGGCGTAGATGCCGTCGTGACGGGTCACCACACCTTTGCAGGCGACCGTGGTCTGCGTGCCTTCGATGGCGAACTCGTAGCCGCGGATCTGTAGCAGGGCCAGGATGTTGGCCGGGAGCATGGCGCGCTCCTTGGGAGCCAGGGTGGGCCAGACCAACTCCTCCCACTTGCGCAACATGGTGGGGAAATCCTCATACGCATCGGACGGGTTCCGGCCATGCGTTCTGCGCCAGTACCAGCGGTCCGCGGCATCCCAGTCCGCGATGAACCCACAGCGGTCCATGCGTTCGAGGATGGTCGGCGGTCCTTGCACCGCCGTGGCCTGGATGAACAGGTGGTCCAGCTCTTTGTCGGTAATGTTCGGCCTGGCCCCATAGTTCCTGACCTTGATCATTGCCAGTTTATTCGCGCGCTTCATCTTCCATCGCTTCCTTGGTGGGGTACGGGATGACGGCCATCTGCGCCGTCACGTCTACCCTCCCCAGCTTCTTCACCACGCCGCTCAACCACACGCGCCCAGTGGGCACGCACAGCTGATCGGCGTAGAGCATGCGGAGGAAGGCTGTATTGCTGAGTTTCATCGTCCCTCCGATATCGAGGAAGACCCGGGCGGCGGTCTCGCCGTAGTAGACGAGCCCGGCCTTGATGTAGCAGAAGGTGCCCTTGGCCGGGCACCGGTGCAGACCCACCGCCCAGAAGCGCGGGTCCTCACTGGCGAACACATCCAGCAGGATGTGCAGGTACTGGTTGCCTGAATTGACGGACGGATACGGTGCTTGGGCAGCGTATGGCCAGCGCTTTTCAGCGACTTCCTGAGCCAACACCTCCAGCATCTTCCAATGAACGGCTTGGGTGGTGTGCGTGACCTGCATGGTGTGCTCCTTTGTTCGACCCGTCAGTCGCGTTCGAGGTACGGGTCGAAGTTGAATTTGTAGACCGGCTCGTCCTTGTCACCGTAGCCCTCGAGGTAGTAGGTCTCGGGGCCGTAGGTCTGCGCGGTCCAGAACGGCCGGCTACCGCGGCGCAGCTTCCATGCAAATCGTGCCTTGTACTCGCTTTCGGTCGAGCGCAGCGCTACCTGGTACTCGCGGATCTCGGCAATGCACGGGCCGGCCTTCTGGCCGATCTCGCTCATTTCCAACATCTCGATCACCTCGTCGAGGGTCTTGTCGTTGATGAAGGTCTCCCCGCGCCGGTCCAGCTCTTGCAGCGCGAAAGCGATCCACTTACAGATCGGGATACCCGTCAAAAGTGCCATGCCCAGCAGGACGACAGCGCTGATCAGGACCGGCTTGGCTTGGCTGCGACGACTGGATGCCAGGCGGCTGATGATCATCCGGGCAATCATAACCTCCACGTCATCGCTTATGTGTGATGTTGTCGCGTGGAAGTCCAATTCTGCCCACGGCTTCTCATACACCCGACGCACGGCGCGGCTGAACTGGGCGTCGTCGAGCGCAATGGCCTGCCGGTACTTGGTCAGGTTGCCGTCGACCAGGCGCTCGTACATGAACTCGGTCATGCCCTGATCGGTGGGACCGTTGAACAGGTGGGTCACGTCCCGGAGCAGGAACGGCTTCATCTTGGCAATGACCTGCTGCTCGGCACCTTGATAGGCACCTTTCCCCGCGAGGAGGGCCGATGCGAACGACGCGCCGTGTGGCAACTCGTAGACCAGGTAGTGCTGCCGCTGGCTCATGGCCGTGGTGATGCGGCTGGGCTCGACGTAGGTCAGGGTGCCCTGCCGGCGCAGGTAGGCGTCGTGGTCCTCATGTAAGCGCCAGTTGAATAGGTCGGCACGGAGCAGGTCGAAGTGGCTGTGGTCCGCATGGATGCCGTAGCCCACATGCGTCATGGCATCGACAAGGGTGGCGTCGACCACGGGGGTGGGGATCTCGAGGACGTCCATGGCGTCGTGGCACAGGACCTCAAGGGCGCCCAAGGTCATGCCGCCCAGCAGGAACGCGGCCAGTCGGGGGCTGACAGGGTCGATGTTACTGGTGCTGCTGTGCGCAGTGGCGAACGGGGCCAGGCGCTCCAGGTACATGCGCAGGTACTTGCGACTGTAACGGGCAGGGTCGACCAGGGTGCGGCCGAACTGACGCTCACATTCTCCTTGATAGGCGGGGTCAGGGCTGGCCAGGTACTGGGCGAGGGTGCCACGGGCGGGTACAGGGGCCTTGATGCCGGTGGCCCGGATCAGGGCGTCGGTGGTCATGAGGATCAGGGCTGCACTGGCGGTGTCGGCGTCGTCCTGTTTGTGGAGGTAGTTGGGCAGGTAGGTTTTGCCCTTACCAGAAAACGCGAAGCAAGGGAAGCGTTTTGCCTGATTTGGGTGTTTTCCACGGGGGTTGCGCTTACCTGCATCTTTGTGCCCATAGACGCGATTCTGAGCGGGGACAGCGTGCGCTGGAACGATCCGAAACTCGCTATTTTCCATTTTACTGACACTCCACGGGAATTTGCTGAATAAGTTTATGAATTATGCCATTTTTCATAAGAGTGGAGAACCCTCACAGCGAAAAAGTGACCCCTCGGATAGGTGCTTTTTGCTGCCGGTTTGGTCACCAGCTTTGCATAGCAGGAGGTGGTTATGTGCGTATGTTGTACAAAAACTGTACAGCAGAAAATAAATATTCCCGACGAACGGTCGCGAGATGTGGAATCGCTCTCTCGTTTTGCGGGTAGGTTTATATAACAAAAGGCCGTTTTCGTCGATTCCAATGGAAATGACAGCGACCTGTACAGCCCGTGCAGCCTGGGTTTTGGCGAAACTCTTATGCACCTTGATACCCATTGTCACAGCCAAAATTTAAAATCGCGATTTCCAAGCCACTTTCAAAAACACAGAATCGAATTTTTAAAAGTCAAGAAATTTTTGCAGCGACCGAATTACAAAGTAGCTGTCACTTCCCACCTCACGACAGCAAACGTTATGTTCTCACTCCCCCTTATACCCCCTACTACTACCCCAAATATTATTTAAAGATAGATAGATAGAGGGCATCACTGGCACAGTCCTTGCATGCTTCATTCAGGCCCAGCTGCCCACCCACACCATCAGCAGGAACAGCTGGCTGCCCACCTTGCCTGGTGCACTCGATGGGCGCTCAGCGACCACCAGGCTGCCCTCTCTCGGCGTCACTCGCACTGCACAGCCACAGCGGACACGCTGCATGCGGCTACGACGCTCAGACAGGCCCTCAGCGACCGCTGTGAGCCATATCCCTACGCTGAGCAGCAGTCCCAGCCCCAACAGCAGCCAGACCCACGCTGGCAGCTCACCCTGCACCTTGATGCACATATCCATAACGACCTCCTCATGGCCACCTTGATGGCCGAACTCATGGCCACCTTAGTGGCCGGGCTCAGTTGGAATTCAGGCTGCCAGTGACTCAGGCAGCGGGGACGAGGGCGGCGATCTCGGCCTGCAGCTCGTTCC